AACATATTATATTGGAACATTAATTAAAAAATCTTCTTTTGTCACTGTAGTAGCTCTAACTTTCATAAAGATACTATCTTCAACTTTCTTCAAATCAATCAACTCAGCACTCGCCCAACGATTATCTCTTTGGAACATATTCATCAATGATTTAAATATAATCGGATATTGAATCGCATTTGTAGTCTGACCAATAAAATCAGAAGGAAGGCCGTAATCAGTAAATTCAGGAATACAACCTTTAACTGCTTCAAGAATAATCTGAAGAGCTTGTTCCATAGATTTTTGGAATTTAATAATCTTCAAATCTTCATTCTCAAATACAAATTCAATCGATAAATCCTTACCAAGAATATTCTCATTCACTAAGGTATCAACCACATTATCAACATAATTAATACCTACATTCTTTAAATTCACAGAAAAAGTATTACTACCATGACCAGTAACATAATCTTCTTCAATTATATATTGAGGTACAACTATATCTACCCAATCATCTTCAGGATTTTCCAAATCGAGTTGTTCAGATACAGTTTCAAATGTCTCACCAGTTCTTAATTGTTTTTCTAATTGCAAGGTATTTGTTCTTCCTACAGAAGCACTTCTTAACCATCTATCAGAATTCTTTATAGTTGTCAACTTTGTAACAATTTCAGAAAAATTTTCAAGAAGTTCCCACATAGAAATATCGTCCAACTTATTCTCATGTAATTGAAATAATGGTTCAATAATATTAATCTGTGCAATTAATTTGTCTAACTCATAAAAAGAATCTGCATTAATCTCCCCACCCTGATAATAATCCACAATATAAGGATAATATTCAGAGCAAAAATCAACATAGGATTGAAAGAAATCTTTTATATTGTATCCTGTAACTGAAAGAAACTTTTCGTACATATCCATAGCTACAAAATATTAGCGATTGTCGCAGCGAGGTCATTAACTCCTTTTTGAATTGCACCTGCTGCACAAATTTTTGTCAAAGCTGTTTTTGCTTTTTTAGCTCCTGCTACAGATTCTAAAGGTGCAATCGCAGTCATTGATAAATTATAATCCCATATCATATTCCTTTGAATATTCTGAGAAAAAGATAGTCCTGCTGGTGGTATTACAACTAAATAACTCTCACCTAAAGCCATATTGTAGAAGTATAATCTTAATGGTAAACCCAATTGGTCTACTCCATTACTTTTTGAAATTATAGCTTGCAATATTTTTATACATCCATATCCAGTTTTAATACCAGCATCAAAAGATGCAGATTTTAAGCTATTAGTACTTTTTCCAGAAATATCTGTCAACGACCATTTACCTGCCGACATACTATAAGCTGCACCCGTCAAACTACTCGCAGCTCCTCCTAACGATAATAAAATTTTAAAAGTCCTACCGAAATCTCCTCTAATGTTTATTTGTTGAGGAGTAAAAGTCGGTGAACTCAATACAGTTATTCCACCTGCAGTATTTCTTGTTGTTTCTCTCTTAGGTTCTGTTTTGGTTATACTATTTGGATTTATAGGAAAGGTGAAAAAGTCAATTGTGTTATTCTGAGAATCAGCTAATTCAAGTGTACAAAGATATACCTCAAAATCATTTGGAAATTGAGATGCTAACACTGCTCGTCCTGCAGTTTCAATAATCCCTGATGCTTTTTGAATTGCTGATTGTGCTAAGTTTGCCATACAATATTTTCTTTATCGCCTAAAGATACGAATTATTTCATTAATCTGAAAAAGTTACCGTGCTTTTTATACCATCAAATTGTAATGGATTTACTGCTGCTACTGCACTTACACCTGCACCAAATCCGGCTTTACCTCCATCCATCGCTGCCGAACCTGCAAGCGCTGTTTGCCATGCGTTCTTTAACGTCATTATCTGATTTTCTACATTATTCAACAATTGTATCAAGGTATTTGCTAATGTTAGAGGTTCTTTCGCGTTGTTTATATTAACTCTCTGTCCAGTCATTAATTTTATCAAATTCTGTGTCAATTGTATCATTTCTGCGTCGTTATCGTAACCTAACACTACGCCGCTTTCGTCCATTGTTATATGACTTTTCCCGTCGTGGAAATTGACATCTACTGTATTGGGGTCAGTTTTTATTGTAGTTGTCTTATCTTGCGTCTTCCATACGAAGTTCATACCTTCCATATTCATAGTTAAACGCCGTATTTCTTTATCTTTTTCTTTAACGTCTTCTATTACATTCACTACTTCAGTAATCACTTCTTTATACCCAGTAATCTTTACTTTTTTAGAAGCAACAACTTCTACTTCTCCTGAGCTTTGTAATCTTATCTTATTCTCTTCATTTCCACCTAACGTTACATTGAATTTAACCGGTTTTTCAAATGAAGTAAGATTCATGTTCCATTCCTGATTACGTGGGTCTATCGTCATAGACATCGTCACATCTTTCACTTGTTTCTTAATACGTACAATATCCTCACTCCATGCAGGAACCTCATCATTTCCTATAAACGTCCCTATTATTGTAGGTTGATTAAGAAAATCACCACTTGCTATAATTACTTGACAACCCTTTTCACCTGGTTCTTCTGGAAACCATATATTATTTATTGCTTCATTGGTAATACGTACATCATTACGAAACAAACCACCTTCCATCATTACAGCGACAATGTTTGTTCTGAATACTGTATCTATATACGCTTCCTTTTCTACATCCATAGGTAACATTATATACCCTTTCATTATAGAAGGTAAGTTGTTACTACTTATTCTTGGTGCTCCTCCAGCCATTATTCAAGTCCTCCAAAATATTTTCTGTTCAAGAAATAATCAAATTGTTGTTTATCTACTTTCGGATTATCGTAAGAAATAATCTGCCCTCCTTCAGCTTCTTTTGCTTTTTGTCTCAATCCACTTAAATCTACTAATTTAAAATAATCAGGTACAAATCCAGAAGCTGATTTCTCAGAAACAGAATTATCATTTCTTTTAACTGCTTCAATGAGATTACCTTTTAATATCGGTACATAAAAACCTCTTTCTACTTGCAATACTGTACGACGGTCTATTCCATCACTATTAAACGAAACTACATTTGTAACATTCACTACATAAAAAAATTCATTTGTACTTTGATTCAGTACGAATGTACCTACCTTTATACGTCTATCTCCATTTATTTCAATTGTTCCGCAACGTGTAAAGGGTATATACATATTACTTTCAACAAGATAAATCAAGTCATTCAACATTGTCGCTTGATAAGTAGAGAATATCTTCTTGTTTTCCGCTCCGTTCTGTATCATACGGATACAGTACATATCTACGAAATCCATTTTTCTATTTCCCCATCTTTCTACATACTCTTCCAGATATACAATAGGAACAAATGCAAGTCCTGGTTTATCACGTCCTCCTACTTGTGCATTCTGCGCATGTAATTGGAACCAAGTGTATATTCTCGAATCGTAACTCAAATTATATGAAATTACATTATCTGGTGTTATTGTTATGTAATCCTCTGATTTAAAAGCATTTTTAATCGCTTTCTCTGTAAACGGCGGTTGTCTTACGATAATATCGATTGTATTTACATAAGTATCGAAGAAAAATTCAGTCAATGGATACTGACATATGCGCTCCATATATTCCATGAGTGTACCATTAGGATTTCCAAGTCCAGTATCTGTTACAATTCTTTCTGTTATTTCACTTGAAATTTGCAGTTTGACAATTTGCCAGATTCCTCTGACTTTTAGACTTTCTTGTCCTGGGATACTATATGCTGTTATTCGTTTATCACCCCAAGATGAAAATACATTATCACCACATACTCCAATAGAAGACATTACATTTACGATAAACCAGATACATTCATTTATTGTTTTGTATCCAAGGTTCCATATAAATTGATACTCACCACTGAATACATTACGTCCGTCCCATATTCCTCCTGTTTTTCTCGTCAACCAATTTTGTACAGTGTCATTGACATTAATCAATGGAATAAAATAACTTCCATCTTCAACAAACATTTTAGTTATATCTCGTCCATTAATTATAGTACTCTTCGAATTATCTTCTGAAGAATACGTTTCCATTACACTGTCCACGAAACCTATCATATCCCATACAGTATAATCAGGTCCATTACCAGCAAGTTTATTTAACGGAACAAATAAATTATTAGCATCTTCACTATCTGAACTGCCTTCTAATTTCAATCGCTCGAATCTGATGAATACTATATCATTTATCTGAACTACCTTTTCAAGATACGATTTGTAATCATATCCTTTAGGAGTTACAACTGGGAATATATCGTAATAACCTACTCCATATACATTAGATGTCTCCGCATTTTTAAAAGGTGTGATGTTAATTGAAAATGTTCCGTCTTTAAATCCTTTATCTGTGGAACATGTGTTCACGAATTGACTTACATCTACAACTTTATCTATTGCTTTACAATATATCCATACCTTTATATTAATAGGTTGTACTTTAGTATTTACATTAAACTCTTCATCATAAGCAACAATATTATCAGGAACAAAACCTTCCTTATCACCTAAAAGTTTTTGTAGATTTTCAGACCAATAAGCTGAAAAATCACGTTGCTTCATAAACATCTCACTCTTTGATGCTTTCTGTATCAATAGAGGGGAATCTTTTATCGGGAACGAAAGAGGTGTATTTGGCTTAATGTACGGCAAGTCCTTACTGGAATATTCATTCTTATACTTCTCTTTCTCCCAATCATCATATGTAGCCCATATAGCATTAAGGTTCGATATATCAGATATTTCATTAACAACATCCATAAACTCAGATACAGTTAGCTTCTTAGCTTCAGGTGTATCTGGTCCTAATCCTTTCTGCCAATCTTCTATAAAAGTTTGTGGCTTTACGTTATACTCGTAACTCTGTATGTTGAATATATTTACTTTCATCGTTCTTGCGGTAATCTACTTCTCATTTCGTCTTTTAAAGAATATTCCTTAAACTTCTTATCCAAAACCTTATTCAAAGTTTCCTCAAATTGTTTAATAGAATCTGGCTGTGTGCTTCCAACTAAAGGTATTCTTTCAGGAATAAGAGGTTTATAGCTTGGAAGTGCATCTGATTGATTAGTATTTATCTGTGACCTGTCTTCCATAAGATTTCGACCTTCTTTTTTACTTTGTTCCATAAGAGCAATAATTCTCTGTATCTGCTCCCATATATCTCCTAAAGACTTAGCACCTTCGCCAATTTGTTTATTGGTATCAGAAGCTTGCATACTTTCACCAAAACCAACTGTACGTGCAGCCGCTCTTTTGTCATATGCTTCTGTAGAGTTTTCTTGTAATCTTCCGAGTGATTTTTGATACAAATCAAATAACTCTCTGAATATTTCTGACGGATTACTACCTTCTCTTATAGCATCATTAATGCTACCCCAAGGTAAATCAGGAAACACTTCTGACATATGTAACCTTAATTGCTCTACACCTCCTCCAGTAACTTCAATGAGTTTATTGAAGAAGTTTTCCATTACTCTCGGGTCTGCACCTCCTGCTCGAGTCTTTTCAATCTCTTCTTGAATTTCTGAGTAAGATGTTTTATCCGGCATCTCTTCTTGAATAGCACGAACAAGCATTGCATTTACAACTTCATTCTTAGACATTCCTTGTCCAGTAAATGCTTGTTGCACTCTTTCAAGTTGTTTTCCTCTTAATCCAGTCGTTTCGCGTATAGCATTAAGCATTGCGACGAGTTCTTGTGCTCTAAACTCACCACTTTTAGAAAGAATTTGGTCTGATTGTTTTATGAAAGTATCTAAACTTTCTTCCATCGTAGAGGCAATCTCAGCAAACGGAAGGTTCAGATTACGCATCACTTGCTCAAACTCTCTAATAACTGCAGAAGCTCCGATATTCATATTCTCATCTCCAAACCTCATCGCTCCTTGTAAACGATTGATTGTATTAGATGACAAACCGAATAATCTTTCTGCTGCCATTACAGATTGTGTTTCTCTTACTGCATACGGGTCATATTCATTACCTCCTACAAAACGCCCTCCTCCTGCACGTATCAATTCAGTACGTCTTCCAAGATATGAAGCGTAATCCATACCAAGTGCAGAAGCTGCATAACCACCTTCTCTTCCGGCTTGACGCATTGACTGTCCAGCAGAAACACCCATCGTCTGAGCATATGGAACAATTCTTCTTTCTGCCTCAAAATACTTTTGAGTTGTTTCTCTTATCTTTTCACCCCAAAGTTGTGCTGGTTGCTCTATATTTCTGGCTATTATATTTCCTACAAAAGGAATCCATCTATACTTATCTGCTTCATTCGCAGCGTTAACCATTCTTCTATTGACTTCTGTCTCAATAGTCCCTTGGTATTGAGAACGATAATCAAAAGCTTCATTTCGGAAATATCTTTCAGACAATATATTTTTAGCTGTATTCGCAGCACCTATTAGAGAAATTCCTCCTAATAGACCTTTTAATAATCCTGCACCTCTTAATAATCCGAGTCCAGGTATTAATCCGAGAAGATTACTTAAACCACCTGCTCCTCCAGAACCTCCGCCAATAAAAGGAGTAGGAGATGTGTTATCACCACCTCTTCCGCCGCCTCCAGATGTATTATGTAATTCTTCTAATATTTCTTGAACATTATCTTCTGTTATAGAAAGAGAATTAGCTATCGTTTCAAGATAACGTGTTATATTACTATTCTTTTTCTCTTCACCTTCACCTTTTGTCAAGTCCTTTAAAGAAGCAATAATCTCACGTCTTGTGTTATCTGCTATAGTTCCAAGTCCGATAATAGCATTGACTATCCTTTCGTCTGAAAAACCAGTAATCTGATTGTTATTATCTGTTATTTCAGGTCTTCTTTGTATACGTTCATCTTCACTTAATATAGGTCGTGTCGATTGTTCGTTAGGTTTAGTTACACTCTCTCTTTCTCTTATAACATTCGTATTCTCTGTTATTGTATGAACATTTCTTTCAATGTTTACAACGTTTTCAGCTATGTTTTCTTGATTATTCTCGATGTGACGATAGTTTTCACTCCTATCCTCTACTCTTCGAGAGTTATCTGTATTTATAACGGAATTATCGACGTTTTCCTTAGAATTATCGATATTCGTAACGGAATTATCGATATTCTCAACGTGACGATTTATTTCACTTAATATTTCTTTCTGAGTTTCTTTAATCGTCTCTTTAACTGTTTCTGTAGGTTTCCTTTCAATAGGAGTTTCTTGTGTCGGTCGTCTTAAATCCCAAGAAACAGAACCAGTCTCTTCATCTATGACTGGTTCTACGTCTTCTTGATACTCAATCTTTCTTTTTGGACGTTTCTTGGGTTTTCTTGAAGGTTTAGTTATTTCCTCATCGTCAGGTTGAATTTCTGTTTCTTTATTTACTTCCCATGTAATAGAATTCGCATTCTCATCATAAACTGGTTTTAACTCTCTTTGAGTTTGTTGTTGTGGAAGTGGAGTTGAAATAGGCTGTTGCACTTCAGGAGCTTGCATTGAAGTAGATTGTCTTCTTAAATCAATAAGAAGTTTCTCCAACTGATTCCTATCTTCCATTAAAGATAATTGTTCACGAAGTTGCTGCAGATGTTTCTCAGTATTCTGAGAATTCATCGAAGCAGCTTGGTCAATTTCACGATATAATGAAACTGCCTCTTCTCTCAATTGTCTTAACGGAGTAACATCAGCAGTCACTCGTATTCTTTTATCTTCAGCCATATTATTCTTTATCTTCCATTTCTGCCATTAGAGCAGCTTCTCTACGAAATGCTTCAATATCATATTCTTCAATCATTCCAGAATCTTCTCTCTTCAACCATTCTCCTATGTTAGGAGTATAAACGTCGTCGTTTTTATCCAATTCTTTCTTACGTATCTCTGAATATATTGAATCTTCTTCGAATTCCATCCTTTGAGTCATAAAGGAACATTTTCTATGTTCTTCAGACATAAAAGCTATCCCATGTTTCTTTCTCCACCATCTATCATAAGGAAATCGATTGTTCCATTGAATCATGAATGTTTTAAGCTCATCAATGGTCATATCATTCAACTTTTACTGATTCAAAATCTGATGAACTTCCTTCAAAAAGGGATAAACTTCAGTATCGTAAAATTTACGAATTTCAGCAAAATCTTTCAAACCTAATTGATTAAAAGAATCAACTTTCAAATCTTTAACAAGCTCAGGCATCAATACCGTCAGTGTTGCTTCGATATCGATAATATCTAAAGCATTCTGAGCTGCCTTAGTAGAGTTACCAAGTAATGTATTATAAAATCCTCTACCAAGACTTTGTTTCATGGTTTCAATACGATAGTATTCACCTACATTAGGGAATTTGATTGTATATTCCTTCCCTCTTAAATTAACTGTTTTATCTTCCATAATCAATTGTTTTAATTCGTTATAAAGTTCTGACTTTATTTCAAAGAATCAATCAAATCATTGCTCAAAATACCTATTAATAAAAAGAAGAGAGAATAGTTTTTAATTATCCTCTCTTCAATGTAAAAATTTATATCAATTCAAATCGTTATAACTAACTGATTATCAGAGTTCCAATGTTGATATCGGATTAATATAAACCCCGGTACAGTTATAAGAAGAAATTCCTCCTTCGGCCAAACTGAACGCTTGATTATTGACAAAACAAGGATTCAATAAGCAAATTGTCTGACCAGTAGGGTCAACTTGTGTTACCATTTTCGTATTAGAATCCTGAGTTTGAATTGTCTTGCTGTAAATAGCAATAGCAAATCCAAGTTCACCTAATACCAATGTATCTACAATAGCCTTTACTGAACCAAGACGGTGCATCATACCTTCCATTACCGGTTGTTTGAAATCAATAAAGAACTGGTCTACTGTCCATGTACAATCATAACCTACTGGAGGTATCTCTTGTTTCAAAAGATTACCAAGACCTTGAACATTCGCACGACTGATATTCTCAGCGAATTGCAGGTTTCTTACAAAACCTGCAACCTTATTATCTATCTTTATATACGCTTTAGGCGCTGTAAAAACTGCCATATTCTTTCGTTTTTAATTATCCACGAATTAGATATCCAGTAAAGAACAACTTCGTGATTTCGTTATTTACCACAATCTTATAAGTAGTGAAATAAGCATCATCTTTACGAGTTGTTACTACATCCTGGAATGACAACAATAAATTGTCTTGCTCACTTGTAGCTGTTCTCGATTGTAAATAAGCTACTGTCCAATCTTTAACAGCACCTGCTGACAGAGTATTGGCATTCACACCGTTTTCTTGACCAAGAAGGTCGAGTGTTGCATTTACAATCAATTCTTTATTAATCTGCGCTACAACACGCATGAACTGAATAGAGTAAGATTGACCTTTTGCATTGAACAGATTGGCGTTATCTTGCAATGTATTTACACCCTGCAAAATGTTGAACTTTCCAGTATAGTCGTTCAATACAACACAAAGAATACCGTACTTCAAAGCTTTTTTCTTTTCAGTCTCAGTCAATATATGTTTTACTCTATCAACACCAATTGTCTTGAATGTAGGAGGTACATAAGGCGGTTTTCCGCTTACACGGCCCACTACTGCACAAGTCATGTAAATAGCCGGCCACCAACGAATCTTCTGTGCATCAAATGCAGATACCATACCTACACCACCATGTACCAATTGAATATAACAACTGTCGAAAGCTTGAGCTAATGTGATTTCTTGTGCAAAATTAGCTGAATCATCATAACCTGCTACATACAAGAAGTGTTGGAACTTAGCATCTTGTGTCATATGAGTGATATATGCTTTTGTAGTTGCTGAATTTGCATTCGCTCCTACTTGGTCAAGAATCACTGCACTATAATCCAAACCTACAATCTGGTCAAGAACAGCATTTAAATCGTTCATATCAAACGATTCAGTACCACCAGTAGCAAGGATATAAGGTTTACTGTTCAATGCAGTAGTAATATCATTCTGCTCAATCTTACCAGTACCTTCAACCTGAGAAGTGGAATCAAGAACAAATACCAAACCAAAATTAGAATCATTATTAGCCCAATCAATCAATTCTTGAATGTTATCAATTTCAGGAGATTCGAGTATTAATTCAGGGTCACAATTTTCTTGCGTAATGTCACCATAAGGCAAACCATCTGTATAAGTACCAGTATAAGTACCTCTCCAGAATTGCAGAATCCATTTAGTAGCATCTTCACGTCCTGCGATAAAACTCAGACCGTAACCTTTTGTCAATAATTCATCGTTCAACAACGAACCATTGGCTACTAAACCTTCATCTAATGTTTTAACTGCGAATGTACCTCCTGCTGCTGTTGCAAATGTAATTTTTGCTCCTGTAGTTGTTGCTGCACGAACAAATTCAAGTTCAGAAATACCTACTGCGTCAGGATTCGAAGAGTCTGGTGCGAATAACGCTTCTGCAGCTCTCCACCACATTCCACCTTTCATAAATCCACGAAAATCTGAAAGATTGTCAAATGTATAAATAGCATTCTGACCTTGTGTATTTTCACCATTAATACCAGCACCACCACCAAATCCGGCAGAATATGTACCAGTATCAATAACAAGAACCTTACCATAATCTAAATTACGAGCAGGTCCTGTTTCTCCGCTTACAATAGTGCTATAAACACCAGGAAGAGAGATTTGACGATTATTGAAATAGACTGTTGTCATAAATTTATTAATTTTCATTAATTTTACGAACTAATATATGATTTAATTCCTTCAATTCTTTCTAAATAATTCTCAGGAATATAATTAACACCTAAATATAGATATTCTTTTTCTTTCTACAAACCAAATATTAAATTATCTCTGATTCTACACCTGGCAATCCATGATTTTGATAATTATCTCCATCAATCGCTGCTATTCCTGCATCTTCAAATAACAATTTATTTAAAAATTCAGTATTAACCAAAGATGAAATGATTTGTTCAACAGAAACTTCCAATCTTACAGACCTTACGAATATAGGTAGAGGAATCAAGTTTGTATCTGCCATAAGCTCTGTCATTGTTATCTCAATAGTTGAATAATTAGCAGCCAACCAGTTATACGCTCCAGTCATTAATGCATAAAGTACTTCTGATAACAGAATACTTTCTAACATATTATCTGACAGACACATAATTTCAAAACCACATTCTCTACTATCTCGAACTTGCCATGCTCCATCAGGAGTATAAATTTCACCATTCAATTTACCTATTGAATTAGCAGGTCCTTTTGTTTTACCTGGTTCTCTTATGACGTAACAAGGTAATCCCGTCTTATCTTTAGGAAATTCAAGTCTTACTTCTATTTTCCTCGGATTAGCAGATGAACGAGTGAATAACGATTTTGCTTGTTGATAGAAATCAAAATTTCCATCCTTCATTCCATATAACAATCTATATAGAAAGGTATTTTCTTCGTCATTTTTATGATTTTCTAAATCTTTGGGTATATATTCCAATAGATTTAGAATAAGCTGTTTTACACGGATTATTTCTATCATATCATTTGTTATTTAATATCCTTTCTAACGTTTCATCAATAGCCATATCAGCAACTCTGTCTATCTGAGCAATTTCAAGTGCCCTATCCATTAGCCTTTTAGCAATGATACCACCATTGAACCAGCTATTAGGGTCAGATTTATCACTGACTCTTCTGAATGTCATGTATTGACCTCTATTCTCATTTTCTGAGCTTGAAGCTTCAACTCGTACAAGCCCTTCGTATTTAGCTGCTTTATGAATGTATTCTGGAACTTTTAATCCAGGAATGTTAATTTCTTTTCTTACACCAGGTATTTGTTGACTTTCAGGTAGTTGAGACCTTTTTAATGGCATTGATGAATTTTTAGCAAGTTGATATACATCTTGAGGCATAATTGAACTGAATATTCCTGCTTCAGCAATCGCTTGCGGTGTAGCATGGCGGAACGGTACGGTCAAAAATGGTTTACCATCTTTTGTTCGCTTTGCTTTTAAAGAACCTAATAAAAATGGTTTTTCATCCCAAGGTTCATGTCCTTCTTCTATCATTAAAGCAAGTTTACTTTCTCTTGCAGATAATCCAAAGACAGCTTCTGTTCCAGAAGGTCTCTCGATATACATTGCTTTAAGATACTCAGGTCTTGAGCTTTTCAGTTCTTTGTTAACTAAATCTTGCCACTTCATAGAATATTCTTGAACTACACTATCAATAATAGCTGTAGCCAGTAAGTTTGATTCATCCTGATTTAGGGTAAATTCTTGAACTACATCACTTAAGTCTATTCTAATCGGTAACGCTGCCATTATATATTATCGTTAATTATTACACCTGAACCATCGAAATTCGGTTTTTCTATTGCTATCAAATGACTTCTTCTTACTATTGCTTGAACCGGAAGTTGTATCTTCTGTAGAGAGCCTTTGATTTTACTTGTTTCCCAAGATGCTCTTACTTCATGAGGTAGGTCGATTATGTGTCCCTCGATTTTATGCTTATAGTAAACACTCACCACTCCGTTTGTAGGAGGTTCAAAATCCAGTATCAAACAATAAGGATTTTCAGGATTTACATGAGCTTGATTCGTTTTACTTAATTTTTCAGTAGAGGAAATGAAAGTATGAAGAGATATCAAGTCAATCACTCGATACGTCGTAAAAACAAAAAACTCCCCGTTCATTTCTCTTATTTCCAAATTCTCACTAAAGTAAGAATATTCCGTCTCGAAAGTTATACGATTGAAATAACCTAAATTGGGTTTATCTTTATCAATCACTGTCACTGCAAATGTTCCTAATAAAGCCTCAGTCCAATTCTTATATTGATTATTCTGATTAATTCCAGTTATAAGAGCTTTTGTTTTTGTAGGATTAACATAGAAATAACCAGTACCGAAACAATTCTGACAATCAGGTAAAGCTGCATCTCTTCCATGACAAGGACATCTTAATGCTGTTTCAAGTGTTACATCGTAACCTTTAGCAAAGATAGCTTTCTCAAACTCATCCTTATAAAATTCTGGTCTAAAATTACTTAAACCTGGATTAGGTGTCTGTAAGATATTCTTATTTTGTGCCATAATTATTATATTTTTCTTTATAAATCCATATAAAATTATAAGCATGTTTACAATGCTCGTTCAAACAATAAACTATTCTTGATGTATTTTTAAAAGTTTTCTTTAATTCAGAAAAAGTCCATTCTTTTAAAAAATTTCCATCTAAATCAAACTGTAAAATCCCTGTATGTTTTTCTTTTCTACGTTTAGTTAATTGTTGAACAAGTTGATAAACTTTTTCTTCAGAAAAATCCTTTTCAAATAGCCATAAACTATTGTATGACTTTCTTAAAGTTCCCTTTAAACAATCGTATATACCTGTACTATCTATATTTAAAATCCTACCAATTGTTTTGTAACCACAATCCCATTTTTTAATCAAAGTTCCATTTAAATCCAATTGTAATATAGAAGAAGAAATTTTACTTTGGCTTATCTTTAATTTAGTTTTTTCTGAGTGACGCTTATCTTTCATGGCAGGTCCAAATTCATCTTTGTAATTTTTAAAATGCTCACTTAATTCTTCACGTCTCTTTTGAGAATGTTTATACGCTTTAAGGCCTCCACTTTGTTGATTAATCAAATCAAATCCCCAACTTTTATATAACGAAATATAATATCTTTCTAAAAAATCTCCTTCCTCTTTTCGACATTTTTCTAAAATAATCATATTTATTTGGATACCGTCGTTTTTTAAAGTTCGAATCCAATCTTTTTTCAATTTAGATTCAGAAGAACCTAAACATCTATGTTGAGATAATCTGACGTAAGGATTCTTAGATTGTCCTATATATCTAATATCACTTTCATCTCTACCAACAAGTGCATATATATATGTATTTTCCATATTACAATACTCTAAATTTAACTTCATCGTAGACGAGTCTTAATCTACCTTTAATCTCTTCTATCTGTTTTTGATATGATAAAATTCGTGCACCATAACCCGAATTTGTCGCTGAAGAAGTAGATGAGATACTTTGATTCAAACCATCTATACCTAACGATTGACTTGCAATACCTGCTCCTAAAATAAGGTCGCCAGCTATATCAAGTATTGGAATACTTGCCAACATTCCAACTATATTCAATAAATCCATTGGCATATCATCTATATCCCATCCTGTGATGTACTGGATTCTCCAATAATCAGGAATATTCTCATATCTTTGAGTTCCAATCTGAGATGTGATTCCAGTCAAAATAACTTCGGCATTTCCTTGAGTTGTTGATGAACCAGTAGGTACTACACTAATTCTCCTTTTCCCTTGATTCATTGCTGTATCATATTCGCAGAACAACCATCCTTGTGGATATATAATTTGTTCCATTTTATTCAGCATACCAATCATAGATAAAGGAATTCGTACAGGATAATTTGTCTGAAGTATAGGGAATTGTTGCCAATAATCTGAACGATAATATGAAAGAGTTTGGTCAACTAACTGTTTCATAAAACGCAGATTAAACCAATTTTCTACATCTCTCTGTGCAGATTCTATGTAGAATCTTATGTTTTCATCTGAAAAAGACGTCCCTTCTCCTCCTTCGATTTTTATACCGAAAAGATATAAAGACCAAATTTCAGCGACAGAAAAAGCTAAACCAGTATTCTTTCTGTATTTTATTTTTAAAGTTAGTTGACCCATTGTAATACGTTATTATGCTTTACTCAAAATCATTTCAATAATTTCATCTTTTTTCTTGCCTTTCAAGTCTTCTTCAGAATAACTACCACCTTCTTCCGACATTGCAAGAGCTTTCAAGTCGTCGACTTTTGTTGCTTTCAAATCTGCTAACAAATTATCGTCTTCAATTTCTTCTTTGGTTGTTTCTTGAATTTCAGTCTTTACTGATTCAGTTTTTCCAGCTTTCAACTCTTCAACCAATTTCTTCCAAGATTCAATTTCACCATCTTTTTTAGAGAGTTCAATTTCCTGAGATTCAACAACATTTTTCAATCTACGAATCTCATTTTCATACTCTTCATTATCTTTCTTGATTTCTGTGCGCAATTGCTCTTCCATCTTCGTCTTATATTCAGGTTCTTCACCTTCTTTATAGATGTTAGGAAACTGACCGTCGACAATTTCTTGATACAATTCGTCAGATACAGTTGCTACACCATTACAAAATTTTACTATCCCATTCTTGAAACTTAGAGTGTGTTGGGAATAAACTCTACTTTTAATTGTTACCATAATTCATTAATTTAAAAATAAAAAAGGAGAAGGAGTTCTTTTAATCTCCCTCCCCTTTTTGAAACAATTTATTACAATTAGATTACAAACCTTCGTCACCAATGTTAACGATACGTACAATCTTAGCAGGCTGATATAATACCGGAGTACCGTAGTTCAAGATACAGAATCGACGACTCGGAGCAGTAACTGCAAAGTCCATCTTAACAGTATCAGAGAACTGCAAGTATTCGTTAATCTGACTATCATTGTAATATACCAAAGCAGACTTAGTACCTGCAATGATACGGTTGCGGTCACGTACACAATTTGCAGCAGCACCATCATAACCAGTTGCCATCTGAGAAACAGGTACTTCAAAAATCGGGAAGTATTCTGTTGTGTCATTCAAAACAGCATCTTTCTTTGTACGATAAATAACAAATGAAGAAGCTGCATAAGCACCACCTACACCAGCAGTAACACCGAACTCAACTGACTGAGTTGCAGTAACAGCTTGAGCACCAGCAGATGTAATATTCAAAGGTGCAGATTCACCATAACGATTCTTTGCAGTTACCAAGTAACCATAAGCACCAGCATGACGACCAAAGTTAGTCTTAGTATCAGCATTATTAACCTTAATTGCTGTTCCAGCAGTCGGAGCAACCGGAGCTTTCGGACTTGATGCACCTTTACCTACTCTAATAGGCTTACGAACATCAAAGAAACGGTCATTCTTAATGTTAATTTTACCGAACTGGGTTGTAACATCATTTACAGACTGACCCATAGTAGCACCAGTTACAGAAGCTGCAAGACCTACGATAACTCGCTTGCTTTCGTGGAACTGTTGTACGTAGTTGTTGAATACAATCGGGTTAGAGATGATTCGGTCAATATAACCATTGTAAACGTTTACTACAACATTAGATGCATCCTGAATCATCTTATCATTCAGAACTTGATTCTGAGCATCAATAACAGCCGGAGAATTGAAATAACCATCAAGCAGTTGTTCAGAAGTCTTACCTTCTGCTGTACCACCGTCCATTTCATTTACACCCAACATGTGCTGACGGAATACACCATCAAACTCGATATCAACACAAGAAGAGTCTGCACTTGTCAATGCTGTATCAATCAATGTCTGTAGCAAAATAGTCTTATTCTCAACTTCCTGACGATACATGTTATCAATACCGTTGTATTCAGCAATCATTGCAGGATGAGTTACTTGACCAGTAACACCCATGTATTTAGTCAAGATTGACTTACGTCTGTATTGAGAATCGGTTTCTTCAGGAGTTTCACCTTCAGTATTGAAGATACTGATATCTTCACCATACTTATACAACTGATTGTACTGATGAACATTCTGTTTAATCTTCTGTTTCGGCATTTCCATATAGTACACCAACTGATTCAATCTATTGGTCAAAATCTTCAAGACTGAATCCAAGGATTCAACTTTCAGACCACCACCATTATTAATCATGTTGTTGTATTGCATACCGGTCATAGAACCGGCTTCCATAGCTTTCAAGATATCAGATGATGCAATTCCATCAAACAAATCGATATCTGTTCCGTTATTAGTGTATTGATACAAATCCATAACTTATTTTTATTTATAATTTAAATCCGAATTTACTTTACAAATTTAATACCATTCTTAGTATACATGTAACGAGCCAACTCCTCACCTATTGTTTCAGCATAAGGGTTAGTCATGTAATTCAATGCATCGGCTTCCAAAGATTTTCTGATTGAATCATCACTTTCGTTAGTGAGAGCTTTTTCAATCATCTTAGCTATCATCGGACGTTGATTAATGATATTAAGTTCAATCTTTCCATTGTCATCTTTTTCAAAAGTCATAGACTTCTGAATAGCTGACATGTTGTCCAAACCTTCTGAACGGAACTTCGGTGCTTCTTGACCAAACTTATCCATCTTAGCACTCAGGTTATCCAGACTTTCAGCCATACGCTCGATAATAGGAGTGAAAATTGAACCTACAGACTTCATAATCATTGATTCCATAGATTTCATCATTTCGCCTTCTGCATTCTTATCTTCGGCAGTATTCTTTTCATCCTCTTTCACCTTCTCTTCTTTCTTGACAGCTTCTTTTTCAAGCTTATCAATATCTTTCTCTTCTTTTGTTTCAGACTCATGGTCACCACGAGCTGCTTTATCTTCAGATTTTTCAATCTTAATATCGCCATTAGCTATTGCTTTTTCGATATATTCCTCGCTAAAGTTTGCATCCAACAGTGACTTTACGATTTTGTTGTCTAAATATTCCTTTTTCATTTTAATTAAAATTTATGTTTACGTAAAAATAGAACCAAATTTTTATTTTACAAATTAAATTCGCTGACTTTTTAAGAAATCTTGAAGAACATTTATAGAAATATGACCCTCTTCATAACTTTTGAATAGATTTTTAAGAATCTCATCATTCTTCGCTTTAAGAGGTTCAATTCTAATTCGGAAATCTTTATCAATGGAAAGAATATGTCCATCCTTTTCCATTTCAAGTAAAATGTTAGTTGTTCGAAAATCTTTATCAGATTCAAATTCGTAATCTACATAATCCTTAGTTTGAACTCCCTTTACAATATCTGCAAAAGTATTTGCATTCACTGGAGTCATAGTCATCGCAAGATTCGTAATAAGAGCTTTTTTGATTTTCTTAGGATTTGACTTATCTCTTTCAAGAGCTTTACCTTCTATACTAAAACCAGGTTTACGATTGGTACCTGATTCTTTCATCTCAAGTGCCTTATCATAAAATGCTCTTGCTTCAGGAGATTTTTTCCAAAGTTGACATTTTACATAAAACTTATTATTTTCAACTTTTGCACTAATAGGTGCTCCAATCCAAAAACGAGATTTATTAATAGGTGAGCGAGAGGTTAAATGGTCTAAATTTATTAAACCATGTTTCAAAAATCGGTCAATTATAAAACCATTAGGTTCCATAGATTCACCTTCTGCATCTTCAGATGCATCGGAAGCCAACCCTTCAAATATCATTCTTTCGTATCTCCTATCATCACCAATTGGATAATCGAGAGGATTAAAAGAAGATTTCTCAAAGTCAGCTTCTGTAAAAAAGTTAAATCTTGAACCTATTTCAAACATTTTCGTTTCTGTTCCATAATCACCGAATTTAGAAATTTATCAATCAAATCATCGATTTCTTTATATCTTCTCACTCTTTTCCAATCATTTTCAGAAACTTTCTTCTTCGTTCCCATAATTGCACCGAAAATCGCTGCATTTGTATCAGTATCTTCGCCATAATTGATAACTGAACAAAGGTCTTCAAAAAGTGTAGAATTCTTATTTTCTTGCGCTAAATAATTATCAATCACGAGATTATATGTGTTTATCACATCACCTCTATTATTATAATCATTCACCTCAAGATTTTCCATCGGCAAATCTCCTAACAAATTTTTGAGTATGCAACAAAATTTACTACCGAATTCAAAACAATTCTTATTATTGTGTGTATAGCAACAAAACGCTTCAAATAGATTTTTCGTATATTCATCAGATTCATTCAAACAAGCTATTGCAATAGGAAGTGAATAAAACAATGCACCGTTGCCCATTCTATCTGTTCTTGAACATCCTTTGCGCTGTATTGATTCTGCTGTTTGATTTCCAATATCAAACAATCTACTTCCTGCATTGAATTTCTTGTTTTTATACCATAAATCCAAGTTCTTTTCGAATTTATCAATCTTCTTGATGTTTTCTCCAGGCGTACAAAAAGCATCTAATAAACACAATAAAACAGATGTATCGTCAGACCATGTTCCCTCTATCTGTCCATGAATTCCTCCTGAAGCGAATCCACAACAGAGAAACATTCCTTCACTTCTAAATTCAAAAGGAACTCCAAGTACATCTCCAAGGATATAGGCTCTGATACTATTTCTTATTTTCTCTATTTTATTCATCTGAATTATTTTTTTGTCCAACTTTTCGTATTCCATCTATCTTTCTATCTTTATCTCTCGTTAAATTTGATAAAGATGCTTTTAAAGATTTAGAAAAATCTAAATCTAATTTCTTAGCTTCTGATTCACTACCCTTTTTAAGGATATATAATCCTTTTCCAGTATTTTCTTCCATATATATTAATCTAATAATTCTACTACTAAAGTTCCAAATCCTTTCTTTAATACCCTAAATTTAGAGCCTTTATTTGTCATATATTCGTGTTCTTCTTTATTGTTAACATTCGCAATTTGTTGACCTTTTTTAGCTAACAATGTAATCTTAAAATCTGCTGTAATAGATAATCCTTCCATATCATTAGATGATGTGAAAGATGAGTATGATAAATCTTCAATAACATCTCCTTCATTAGCTGTAAGAATTTCTTTAGCGTCTATATTAGATGGGTCGTCTAATCTTAACCATCTATTTAAAACTAAATTTTCTTCTAAAGATTGGTCTTTAATATATCTATCTATACCTTCATTCACTACTTCCATAAAACCAGGATAGATGAATCTTGAATATTTTCCTTCGTTATTAATATCTCTAATATATGTATAATCAGGATTTTTTACATAATTAGATAAATATTTTTCATATTCATTTTTGTTTCGTTTCCGCGCAGCTTTTTTATAAGCAGGTAGAGAGGATTCTGTTGTTTCATAATAATTATATTTTTCTCCATTATAAACATTGCAACTATATCCATTTATTATGGGCATTAGATTTTTTTGCATCAAATAATTATTTATAGCTAATTTATCTTCATTAGAAGATTGCATAAAAGTAATTAAAAGATTCATTCTATTTTCACTTGCTTGGTTATCATTTTTTAAAACAGAATTAACTTGTTTTTCAACTTGTTCTTTTAAACTTCCTTTTAAATTAAAATCTTTACACAATTCTTTCATTTCTTTTGAAGATGATTCTCCAAAATTATTCAAACTATCTTGTTTTAATCTATCTTCCATTAATTCATTCGTATCTTTATACTGAGTTATTGATTTTAATTTCTCTGCTTTTTTAAGTATTCTTTCTTGTTTTTTCTTATAAAATTCTTTAGATTTGATATGTTCAAGCATCTTATCGTCATATAAATCAAGAAATTTATCTCGAGATAAATTTTCATATTTTCTTAATTTAGGATAATCTAAAGTTCTCATTCCCATAGCATTCGACTTGGTTTCATATCGTCCATTACCTCCAACTTCTTCAAATACATGACGACCTTTTTCATTCTTTCCTTTATATTCAAACTCAGTCAATCCACCTTTTTCATCTGAATATATTAAACATTTTTCACCAATTCTAAAATTCTCTACTCGTTTCCATGCTAATTCATGATAAATGTTTTTAAACTGATTATATTTTTCCGCAAAATCTTTATCATAATCATATGGCTTTCCATTTTCAAATTGACTATCAAATAATTCTATAGATGATTTGAAGAAATTGTTTAATTTATCTTCAATATTAACTTCTTTATTTTGAGTTTCTTTTATGTCTAAAGTTTCTTCTTTTTGTGGTTTTTCTTCAGTTTCTAAAGTTTCTTCTTTTTGTGGTTTTTCTGGAATAACTTCGTCGATTTTATTCTCAACTTTTGTCGCAGATTGTTTCTTCTCAAATGCTTCTTTCACTCGTTTCTTAAATTCACCTAATGGTTCATGAGGCTCGGATTCCATATAAAAGTCACCTTTCTTGGCTTTGTATTTATCTTCTCCCTTCATATTGAGAACAATCGTCTGACCGTCAACCTTAACATAGGTTTGAGTGATTTTCTTGAAACCATTCATTTCATTGAGTTTCTTATCGATACTATCAGAAATATCTTGTTTCAATTTATCTAACTTAGAATCAAGCGTCTTTTCATCTATAGGTTTAGCTTCTTTCTTTTTCTTATTCTCTTCAAGTTTAGTTTTTAGTTTATTAATCTCTTCTTCATTTAAACCTATTTCATCTGCTGCATCGAGAACTCTCTGTAATGCTTCTGTAATTTCTATTTGTTTAGAATTGGAGTTCTTTTCTTTATCCTTACTTTTTCGAGTTTTCAACTCTTCTTCTGCTGCAGCTCTTACTTCAGGTTTTACATTCTCATCCTCAATGGCAGCTTTAAGTTGTTCATCGCTTGCCTTTGATGCATAAGATGAAATATCTTGTTGCTGTTCTTTCCCTTGTTGATTAGTTTCATCTTCTTCCTTAGAATTCCTACCTTTACCTTTTGGCCTCCAACCTTTAGCAGTTTTCACATGCATCTTACCGCCCATCATTCTCTCTGTGCCAATAGGAAAAGTTTTCCTTGCTTTTTCAATCAAATCTTCATTGTTCTCGAATTTCTTTGCATTCTTAATTGCATTATTAATCATTTTATCTATTGCTTTTTTCCTCTCTTCTTCAGTAGGAGTATGAATAATACTCATTGTACTGCAGTCATTCCACCTTGATACTTTCTTTGTTTCCATTAGCTTTTCTTTTAATATCTAAAGATACACCTTTTATTAATGTGGTCCAACAATTCTAATAAAAAGTTACACCATTTCGACAACAATTGAATTAAATCCTTTAGCAAGAACTTTGAATTTACTGAATCTCTGTGTTAAGTATTCGTATTCATCAATTGTATTATTGATATTCGCAACTTTATCTCCTTTCTTAGCTAATAGAGTTATCTGAAAGTCATTTCCAAATACAGGTAGTTGTTTTAATGAAAATGAACTAAAACTCTTGTCTTCTATAACAGAACCAACTTCAGCGTTCAATAATTCATTTAGGTTATTCATATCTCTTTTTTCTAATCTTCTATACAGAACTAAATTTTCTTTGCAAGGATTTTTATCTATTGCTGAAGCAATAGATTGAGCTATTAAAGCAATTTCTGTTCTACCACCACCTTTACCGTAATTATAATCTCGAATAGCTTCATAATCAATATTCATATATCCTTTTAAAGCTTTAGATTGAGTATCAGTAACTTTTAACTTTTTACCTTGTTTTTCATAATAATCTATCATTTCACCTTCATCTTCGAGAGTATGACCTGTAAAATGTTTATACTTCACACCATTCCATTCTGAATATAAAACACCATTAGCTACTGGAAGATAACCTGAATCAATAAGTACTTTGTTTACTTCAGCTCTTTGTGTTGATTTTAAATAAGGATAATTACCAAGGATTTCTTCAAAATCTTCATCTTCAATATAATTTTTAAACCTTTTCTCAATATTTTCATCGATAGTAACTGAATCAAGTACTTTCCCAAATCTTTCTTTTTGTTCTTTATCTAAAGTATCGTTTTGAGAATTCCTTTTCTTCAAGAATTCTTTGAATTCTTTCTCAGCTTCAAACTTCACATCGTTCTTTTCTTCTTTTATATTCGATTTTTTCAGTTTGTTTTTTAAAACGAAGGCACCTTGACTTTGCGGCCAAGATGTAGACTTATTATTACTTAAATCTTCTAATACATACTCTCCTTCATCTTCGTCTCGAGAAAATCTATAATCTACACCATTTTCAGTAAATTCAACTGCCTTACCTTCATCTAACTTCTGTAAAATCTTACCATACAGTATTATACCAGCTTGTGACTTTATAGAATCCATTTTAACTGCTGGTTTACTTTTCTTCTTTTCAACAAGAACCCAATCACCATCAGCTTGTTTCTGATACTTCTTACCGTCACTCCATACTCTTATTTCACCTACAAAAGCTCTCTGAGCTTTCGTTATTTCATTAAAAGAATTTATATCAATCATATCTAATTCTATAAGCAATAGAGGGACTTTTTAATTTCCCTCCATTGTTAAAACAAATTCTTAATGTAACTGCAAACGATACTTCGTCTGTTTGAGTGTTGCCATAAAATCTTCAACCCAAGACTTTTCACCTGCATAATTTTGCTTGTCTTCGAGTTTAGAATAGAATTCTTTTGTCCTATCAATAATCAGATTGATAAGTCCTATCGGGTCATCAACTTCAATTTCTTCACCGTTGATTTCACCTTCTTTGAATCGTCCGAATTCTGACTGGCCTGCTTCCATTATCTTATCTTCATAATCTGAAAGCTCCTCTATCAAATCATCGAGATATTGATGTTTAGCATTATCTTCTTCACTCCAATGGATATTCTTTGACCTCGTTTTCACACCTTCAATAAAATTAGCAAAATCAGCAAACACTTTATACATCTCATCTTTTGCTTTTAGAATCTCAGAACCATCATCTAAAGAAATGTTACTATTCATCTCTTTACGAATATCATCTATACCCCAAGATTTCTCTATTTCCTCATCTGAAACAAGAATCTTGTTTATATCGAGTTTTCCTTCGTTTTTCATCTCATTCAGTAAAGATTTGAACATATCAGCTTGGTCGAGGTCATTGAAGTCAATTAACATTCTAAAACCTGTTGGTTCTTTATCTAAATCTTCTTTACATAAAGCATTAACACTATTACAATCTATAGTCTTTTCAACATTCTCTTTTTCTTTCCAATCCTCAGGAAGTTCATTCTCAAGACCCAGCTCTTTAGCACGTTTCTTAATCCATGCTTTCACCTTTTCTTTCGGCATATCAGAAGCGCCGGACAACTTAATAGCATCTTTCAAGTCCTGACTATTCCTTATAGGATATTTCCCGTTCGGCATTGCCTCACCTTTCTTTGCAAGGTCTTTTCTTTCTGTATGTGAAAAATAGGTTTTATTATTTGCCTTTTTGATATCTTCTGGACATGATTTACAAACATCGCCGAAGACTTTTTCTGAAATATCACCATTCAAAAATGACTTCATAATCTTCAAGACTTTATTTTCAGATATTTCAAGTCCTAAAATTCGTTTGATATTATCTTTCATATCAAAAATGAAATCATAATCATCTAACTCTGTAGATGGATTAATCCAAGCAGAACCAATTTCTTCTTCACTATCAAGCAACAATGAAGCTGGAGCTTCACTATCAATATGACCTATAAAATAATGAATTTCAAAATCTTTACCTGTCGCGATTCCAACTGGATAAAGCAAATCTTCAGGAACATCTAATCCAGTCTCTTCAAATAATTCTCTATGAGCTGCTTCACGCCATTCTTCTCCTGCATCTACATGACCTCCAGGAATACACCATTCAGTAGTACTTTCACCCATATCACCAACTCTCTGTAGGATAAGAAGTTTGTCCCCTCTAAATAAAAGCACATCTGCATATTTCACTTTACCAATCTTCGCTTTGATAATGTCATTGTAAATAGACTTTGAAATTGTACCAGATTTATATAATCCTTTAGCTTCAAAAAGGTCTTTCATATCTACAATTGCTTCGGCAATTTCAGTATCGTCTTCTAATGATTTTATAGACTTTTCTATAGAAGTCTTTTCTTTCTGAACATTTGCAATACATTTTGTATATTCCTTCAAAAAAGAATTATATCTTTTCAAAGCATCCTCTTTCTCTTCTGCATCTAAAGTAGAGATACTTTTAATAATACTATTCTGTTGTGCAAACTCATCTGCAAGATTATCTATCTCTTTATTGATATCTTGAGATTTTTGAAGAAGTTTTCTGTACTGATTGATTTTTTCTTCTTTTGAGCGAAAACCAAATAATTTCTTTATATTCATAGCTTTATAATTTTTGTCCTAATATACGAATTCTTATTTATGATATATCACTTTTGATACGAATATCTTCAACGTAATAAAAATCATGTTCACCTATATAGATGTTATAAAAGAATCTGTTTACAGTTTCTAATTTTTCAATACGGTCGACTATATAACTATTCTTTCTACCCTCGAGTATCATTCCTGGTTTTAATTTAGAAGCTTTTGTAAATGAACAAGTCTTTTTGTTTGAATCTACAACATAAAGTAACTGTTCTCCTGATATTCTATCTAAAACTACTTCTTCATCAGCATGACAATATACGTTATAGACAGATTCGTTAAAACGAGCAGCTCTTTTATAAAGACCTTCTAATTTTGTAAATCCATTTTTATTCATAATCAATTCACCAATCTTTAAATCTTTGATGAATTTAGTTCCTTCAAATGTTCTTACTTCGACGAAACTTGAATTAAAACCACCTTTCATATTTATTCATGTATTATTGTTTTTAATACTCCACCAAAATCTTGGATAACATATTCTACAGGTGCTATCAGATTATAAAGAGTTCCTTTGTATGTAGTTTCTTTAATATCTTTAACAATAAGTTTTCTTACACCAAAATGACTTTTAGATGTATCTTCAAAACTTTTTACATACTCTTCAATCGATAATTTTCGTTCCTCACTATCTGACCTTAAAGATGAACCTGATATTCTATTCAAACACTCACCTTCAGTCATCTCACTTAAAAGTTTTTCATCTAAAATAGGTAAACAACATTCTTGAGAATATTTACCAATAAATAATTTTTGACCTTCACAAATTGAAATCTCTCCAGCTTCACTTTCAAAGATTAAAGTAAATATCTTACCATTATAATCTCCTATATTGATTCTTGCTGGCATATATCTAAAACTAAAGGTAGGAATATGAAGCATCTTAACAAAATCAATTCCATTCTTATTAAGGTCACTGATTTTGATGAATTCATCTTCAAACCTCTCTTCTTTAAGTCTACTATCTTCGTAAGTTTCAACCTTCTTTCTCAAGACTTGTACTAATGTATCTCCTTTATATCCTATCATACTACAAACTCTTTATTGCCGACTGTTATTTTAACTTTACTTCTTCTCTCAACTTTTCTATCAAAATGTTTGACTGGTTCAAATGATTGTGTTTCGTCATTCCAAATATATGATTTCGGGATATAACGCATATTACACCTACAAAATGGGTGAATTGGTCCAAGAGTTGGTTTCCAATCTTTTGACTTTAAACCTATATTATCACCATTCGCTATTAGGTCAATCAATTTGAATATTCTTGGCTTCGTACCTACACCTCCAGTTGCATAGAGTTGTTGACAATATTTACACGCACCAGGGTACACTTGTTTATATACCAATGCTTCTGCACCATGTTCGTTCATTATCTGTTGCGCTACACCTATTTGATAGACATATTGCATTTCAGTCTCGACTATTCTGCCCCAATCTCTATTCCAATCGTCCAACGAATGTCCTATACTACTGATAATAGATTGGATTGATTTCTTTTTCAAAGTTCCTTCAATTATTTCCTTCTTAATGGTAGTTAATTCAAGTTGTCTTTGAGTTTCTGCTATTAGCTTAACCTCTTCTTCAGATATAGAATTTGAAAGAATATCTCGCATCCTTTTCCCCATCGTCTTTATGTAGGAGTAAGTTCGAGTTGCTGCAGCATTATACATTGCTTTTTCTGAAGTTGTCAGTACTTTATATTGCTTCTTATCTATATAAGACAAAAGGTCATTGTAATCTAATGTCTTTAATTGACTTGGAGTCAATTGACCTGAAAGCCTACCGAAAAGGTATGATTGATAATATGGAGGCAATTTCTTCAATTCATCCTTCCATTTATAACCATACCTTTTCAATAGCTCCTTATCTTCAGAAGACAATTTACTCTCACCAAGAACATCTGCAACAATTCTTGCAAGTCGATAATCTATAATATCGAATAACCTCTGTATTTCATCAGGAGTGAAAATCATTGTTTTGCAATTTTAGTCATTTCCTTGGTCAAATCTATCATCATATTATTGACCTGAGTTGAAAACATAACTTGTGCCAATCCTTCATATCCACATTGGACTTTCGGATAACGAATAGGGTCTTTTGTATGATATATAACGTTCGACTTTTTAGCCATCTGTTTGATATCAACTCCATCAACTTTTTTAATCGGCGGCATTACTTGTATAAATTAGTTTTATAATAATTTATCGCTTCTGCAAGTATAGGATTATTGTCAAATGATTTATACTTATCAAACGGGTTTTCACTGAATGATTCTTCGTCATTTGGAACTCCTGCTTCTTCTGATTCTCCAGGAACAGATGCTCCATACATCTGCTGCTGTTGTTCAGCTTGCTTTGCAGTCTGATAAACTTGATTGATAATGATATCGTTTTCTGGGTCAAGTGGTCTTCCTGAATACTTCTGGAATATATCTTGCATTGCAACCATACCTTTTTCAAGTTTCTCAGCATCAAGTTTTACTTGAGCTTCTTCATCTTCAACCTCAATACCAGTAAATGAAAATTCGAAATCTTCATCAAGCTCACTTACGATATATTTCGTAATCACATTCTCCAGGAATATAAGAATAGGTTTCAAACCTTTCTCTCTACTATGTTGCAATCTGGCTTTTTGACCATCTTGTCCAAAGATTTGAGCTTGGTCTTTGAATTGGAATCCTAATTCCGTAGGGTCTATTCTATAGACAGAACAACTCATTATAACCAAGAATTTCAACCATTCGTTGAATTCCATGTCGCGATTATTTCGTTGTAGGTCAATCCATTCCAAATCAATACCATTTATAATTGGTGTCCTGTGACTATTACTTACTCCCATCATCGTCTGCATCCATGCCTGACGAAATTCATTCAATGTAGATTGTGAAATATTCGCATTCTTTACATTGATAAAACCTTTTGGTTGAGAACCTTGCTTAAAGAACAGTCCGTTGTAACTCATTCCCCATAATATCCATGTGATAATCTCTACAAGAGTTTCAAGTTCACTTGTACCATATCCATTCTTACGGATATTAGAAGTTTTGTTTCTAATACCAAATCCAAGCTCCCATGGATAATATAAAATTGGTTCTTTTGTCATAGGATTACGAATAATCATATCATCCCATACCATACAATATCTTGGTAAATAACCTTTGAACCTGTATCCTTCAAAAGCTTCTCTTTGTCTTGGGTCAACAGTATCAAGAAATCGAATAAGTGATGCATCAATAGCTCTGAATTTTTTCAATTCCCAATCACGACTCCTGACAACTTCAAATGCCAGTTGGTCCAATGTAAGACTATCGAATGTTATCTTGCGAACGAATTCTTGAAAACTATCCAGATTATCCCACTTCTCATTCCATCCTCCATTCTCAAGGAATTTCACAATATTCTCTATCTTTCTTTTATCTTCGTTAGAAAGTTCATCTTCTTTCTCTTCTTTGAATAGACTTTTCTTTCTTCGGATAGTATATCCTTCTTTTTGTTCATCTTCAGAAAAATGCAGAAAATTTTGGACTTGCTCAATACGTGTATTAACTATTGCACGAATGATATAAATATCTCCCATTCTCCGAAGAGTAGAAAATGACAAAGCTCCTTTCGAATCTTTAAATCCTTTCCCGTTTCCTGCTAAATCATTAGGGTCAAAGAAAACAGATTGTATATGTGGACTCGTCTTATTGATTTCACCTAAATACAAATTAGCTTTTAACAACTCTTCCGTATCATTAGAACTCAAAGCTGATTGAAGTTTACTTTGAAATGCCATAGGGGCTGCTTTTTGTATCGAATCAAGTTCTTCTAAAGAAAGTCCAGCCAGACTCGATAAAAAGTCTGGCTTTGACTTGATTTGAGAATTCCGTTTATTTCCTTTTCCCATTTTCTTACCGTTTTATACTGTTACTCCTGGTTGAACCAGATTTACAGCCGCCGATTTATTACCTTCTGAAAGTGTCACTACTGCCGTTCCAGTTCTTGTATCTGTTTGTGAATTTTCTGTTGCTACTACAGAATATTCCGTTGTTCCTTTCGAGAATCCTTCACCCTGGACCGTAGTTGTATAAGTTACCGCAGAAGGAGCGCCGCTATCGCTTCCATTAACCTTTTTCTGCTTGGTAGCCGTCACTCCAAATACTTTTGTTTCTCCTGCCTGAGCAAATGTCAATTCGGTAGGGTCAACAGTACATGTATATTCATAAGTCACCTCGGCTGCGGCCTGCGTGATATTCACCGTTACAGACTTTCCATTCTCCTTTGTTTGCGATATGGTAGCCGTAGCAGTTCTCTGTGTCTCTGCTGTATTCTCTTCTGCTATTATCTCATAAATAGTAGTACCATTAGGTAAATAACTAAATCCTACTCCAGCTAATTCTATATCAGTAGGTAGTTCTTCATATTCACCGGACGGATTGCCGTTCATAAGCTTGTTCCTACGCGAAACAACATCTAAATCCTTTATCCCTCCCAGTCCGGTAAATTCCAGTGATTGCGGAGATACCGTTAAGACTTCTTCATACGTCACGACAGACCCGGCTTGTACAAGCTGTATCTCAAGTGTCTTTCCACTTTCTGCTTGTGTAATGGTCACTATACCGTCTCTTTCTTGGTCTGTAGGGTTGATTGATGCTACTACTTGTCCGTCCGTATTTACCGTGAATCCGGCACTTGACGTTGCGAATGTAACCGGAACACCCTCTTCTGCGCCTTCCGGTTTCCCGTTCTTCATCATCTGCTTTGTAGAAGTAACCACGCACATGTCCTGTCCGCCTGCCCCTGTAAAATTCAATACAGGTTCATCAGTCGTCAACTTATATACATACTCCTCCTTTATATCTGCCAAGACAGCTGCTTCTTCTCCAAAACCTTCCGGATATGCCAAAAGCTTGATAAAGGCTTTATAACACCATTCCTTGAACTGTCCGATATTATAAGTATGGCCAGGTTCAATCACGATACCCAGCCCCTTATAATATTCAATTGCTCCAACAACGTTTTCAGTTACAAAAACATTCAACTGACTGTCTAAACCATCAGTTATGACAGTCAGTTGTTTGGAATTATCTTCTGTTGTAAATAATAATCGTAACATAATCCTTATGCGTTTTCTGCCGTCAATTCCTTACGCCATGTATTATCGTTAGCTATTATAACCACGTTCAAATCTTCCTTTGCATCCAAACCAAGGTCTTCAAGTGTAAATTCCATCGGCTTGCCTGACATTATCTTTGCAGTAAGTGTTTTTCTATCACCGCGAATTACACCAAATCTTCCGACACTCTCATTCAGATTTACATCATTAGGGAAGTAAATATCCACATCCTTAGGGGCAGGAATAGTCGTTTTGATTGTAATTACACATGCGTTTTCATCATTCCATTCTGCTGTCACCGCAACAACTTCATTTAATCCCTGAGGATTCAATTCAAGAGTAAGTGCTTTATTTTCAGCAAAGGCAACGAGTTCTTCGTGCATTACAGATTCACCTACTTTCCAAGGAAATCCAAGTTGAAGCAAAGCGTCGCTTCCACTTACTTCATCTTCTGTTACACTTACATCACCAGGAGCAACAATTCCTCTGATTTCTGTGATAAATACTCTTTTTTGGTCACAACTACCGTCAGTAACAACAACTGTATCGATTTTCTTATCTACATCAATATATCTATATAGTCTCATAATTTAATTCCTCCTTTTATTTATATTCAAAATAATCATTTACTATTTATCTTTCCTTTTTGAAAACCATTTTCATCGAAATCAGCCAAGTACTTCTTGATTCGACTTGGAACTAAATTCGGATATAATTTAGAAGCATTTTCTACAATTGAAATTGATTCGCGTATAATCAACGCATTACATACAACTGATTTAAACCAAGTATATGATTCTATACTTCCTCCTTCAACTGTAAAGTTACCTAATACATGTGAAACAATCAACAGAGCGCTATAAATAATTAGCTTCATTGCAATCATTCCGAACCCTTTACTTGAAAAATCTTTATTCTTCAAATGAAAGACCCAACTTACTAATGTATCAACTACAACTAATATCATTAGATATTTTAGGAATTCCCAATCACGGAACATATATTGCTCAATAAATGATGCTGTATTCGAAAACGATATGGGAATACTTAAAAGTACCGGAAAATAGAAACTATAGATATAATTCTTGAATTTGTTTATATGTCTCATCTTATGTATTAGTTTTTGTTACCAAATTTCTTATCTCTGTTTTTGGTCACGTGGTCATACATCTTTGAAACAATTTCCTTTACAAGTGCAGATTCATCTACTAACTCATCTTTCTTAAAGAACAATCTTGTTTTTGAACGAGTCTTTTCTACTTTACCATCTTGAGTTTCAAATATATGTTTACCGTTTTCTTCTCCTTTATAGGTAAGTCTTGAACTTCTCGGATTACTATTTGCATAAACAATATCACCTGGTTTCAATTTAGAAACAGTGAGACCTTTTGAACTGTCAAGAATCTTCTTAAGTATCTGTTTTCTATATTGAAGACTGATATCAGCATCTGACAACTCATCATTCATCACTTCTGGATTTTCAAGATACTCTTTAATCAATTCTTTTCGAATCTCTTTAGTTCTCTTGGATTCACCGTTTTCATCTTCTTTCTTAGATTCTTTAGTTTCAGATTCTTTACCAGTACCTGTTGTTCCTTTCTTTTTAAGTCTCCAACCTTTCTCGGTCTTGACATACATCTTACCACCATACATCTTTTCTGTTCCAAGCGGAAGAGCTTTTGCTTTCTCAATTGCAACATCATCTGCACAATTGATACCTGCAATCCCTTTTAAGATATTCAAAGGAGTCTCTTTGTAGCAAAAACACATTCTATCATCTATAGACTTGAAGATACCATCAGGAATTTCAACCGGTTCTCTCTGCACTTCTCTGTAGAACATCAAACTCTTCATTAAATCATTGCTACGTACAAACACAGGCTTCAAAGACATATAATCAGCAGTGCAACAAGCTATCTCAAATTCATCAATTTCTTTATTCTTTGATTTTTCGATAACATCCTTTGAAAATGCATCTACTTGCGCCTTAGTAAACACTTCAAGATTGTTTTTCTCAACAAATCTATTGAATTCATCTTGCGTAAATTCTTTAGGATTATTCATATTGTAATTTGTATTAATTTAAACGGAATATTGTTTTAATGCGTAAAAATAACAATTTTAATTGACCTCTACAACTTATCCCGTCAAATTAATCAATTGTCAAATATAAACATATGAATGGTGTAATTCAATCATTCTCGATATCACTTTATCACATTTCTTCTCAAACTTCTCAATCATTTCACGTAACATACTTCTTTTAGGGATATCTATCGTATAACTCTTTGAACAATAATCAACGCGCGTCAATACTTCTGTTTCTGTAGGTCTTCTCCAGGCTTTGCTGCCAAAAAATACTCTGAATTGTCTCAATACTTTTCTCACTTCATCAACTGTAAGTCCAATGTTCTTAGCTATGGTCCTTGACCTTAGGTATAATTGTGCAATAGGATTGATTGAATCGTAACATAACTTCGTCCTTGATAAAATCTTTTCAATCTTAGTTTCAGCTTCTTCTTTAGTTATTTCATTCTCAATAGCTTTTCTTCTTATCTCTCTTATTTCTCTATAATCTCTTGTAAATGAATTATTTTCAACTCCAGCTTCTAAACAATTTCTAAATCTATTCAAGTAATCAAACACCAATTGGCAATTAGCAGTCCAAGTATATTTCTTATTATCTTTAATGAAATCTTTCTTCATGTAATTAGGGATGATTGTGCAGTATTGCAGTAAATCCTCTGGGATTATTTCTACATGCACTTCACCAGTCTCTTTATTGAAGGTGTAAATACCATCTAACTTCAAACTCAATAGATTTCTTGAAACACCAACTATGCCAAGATTGGTTTCATTCACAATCCATTTCTTGAGTTTACCTTCACTTGTAAATAGGATTTTACCAGTATCTCCAGTTCTTTCACTGAGCTGTTTTGCAGCAGATGTTCTACCTTCAGCTTTGAGTAAAGCGTATATGATATTATAGCGATTAGTTTTTCTGATTTTTATATATAAACTATTATTCTTCATAATCTTTTTATTTTAAAGTGTTGTAAAGGTAAAAAGATTATTTCTAACATCAAACATATACAAAAAAAATAAGAGTACCTGAGTACTCTTATAATTCCTTTAAAATAAAAATAACAGTTTATATATCAAATTGTGTTAAATGTGATATATAAGTCTACGCTTAGACTTTTTATAATATGCAACACTCAAACAGACAAACTCTTCACAGAGGCTTCTGTTGATGCTGTAAAGATACCACTACTTACCTTGCTTAACAATGAATAGGTTCTTCTGAATTATTTCTATACTGATTCTTAAGGAGTTACGACCTTATCCTCTTTATAATCACATAACCTGCCGGTTATAATTATCTTTCTCTATTTCTATATATAGAAGAAGATGTTTATAACCTCTGGTTATATGATTATACGATTTGAATTGTTGTATCTACTTGATTCTCAGCACTGCTAAAATATAAGAAATTCTCAGTGTACGACCAAAGAAAAAGTTTGTATCTTTAGACAGTTTGTTTAATCTAAATAAAAAGTTGTGTATGAAAATTATTTACAATTCAAAATTGGCTCGATTGTTATTGCCTAACTTCAAAGCAATCCTTATCATGCTCTGGCTCTTGTGTAAGAAAGGTCCTGAATATTATTCAGAAAAGTTCATCAAGCACGAAGAAACTCACTCCTTCCAATGGAAGTGTTGTATGTTCTTAGGAGTGTTCATCTGGCTTGCATTCTCATTGGTATTTGATACACTCTGGTTATTGCTACTTATTCCATTCACATTCTACATCTGGTACTGCATTGAATATGTGATAAGATTCATCATTGGAGTAGTAAAGACTCCTCCTATCACAAAATTCGGGTTCAAGAAATGGCTCAAAGGTTTCCAAGAGATTGGTCATGAATCTTATCGTAAGATTGTATTTGAACAAGAAGCTAATGCTGTGGAGGATGGGATAGTAAATTATGAGTTCCTTTCTTTCTTCAAGTATTATTAAAAAAGAAAAGGCGTTTCACAACGCCTTCTTTTCATGAATAATGTAATTAAAACGGATAAATTGTAATGTATACTCAATTCGATTGTAAAATTACAAGTTCTTTCTTAAATACAAATCTTAAAGTGTCTTGATATTCATTCATTTTTACCTAAACAATGTACCATTATAGCAGCAAGTAAAGGTGATATAAGAAGTGACATGAAGAACCAGAAAGCAACACTTCTTTTGAGTCTATCTGCTGTCGCTGCTACTTCAAAGCAAAGATAAAAGTAAATTACCACACATATTAAGCCAAAAATAAAAATCAATTCAGTCATAATCTAAAAGTTTTAAATTGTTAATTATATCATTCTATTTAATGCATGTCAAAACTCGAATTAAACAAGAATTAACATGCATTTCAAGCTATTGCACAGAAGGTTTGAAGTACGGTAAAGATATCTTTATTTCACTCATCGTCTCACAAAGCTCCCACCAAGGTATAATTACATGAGGAACGCAATAAAGGACATTCTTATTCTCAAAGAAGTAAACAGTACACAATTCATTGGTCTTTCTTTTGTTCTCGAAAGAAATCTCACCAAGTACATCCATAATCTTTCTTAATCCAAATGGAGTGATATTCTTATTAGCTTGAAGAATAAGGACATCTTGTGCAGGTATCTGAAGCATGTCTTCAATAAGAGAAACTGTTTCAGGATTATACATTTCTGTATCAGACAAGAGTATCAATTTATTCGACTCACAGAGCCAATCAATATAAGGACAATTGCCATTCTTGTAGGTAAAATGAATTTTATTCATCGTAATATTCTTTAAAGTCACGAATTTCTTTATCTATCATTCTATTGATATTCTCAATTTCTTCATACTTCTCTTCTTCAATGAGTCTCAATTTATGACTTATCATAGAATTGATATATCTGTTCCAATCCCGTTTACCCATCAACATCAAGTTAATAGCTATAGAATCAATAGACCTTTGCATCTCATCTTTGTGACGTGCATCATACCGGAACCAGATAAGAAATAGAAGTACGAGTACTGCAAGTAATACGATTATAATATACAATTCTGTCATAATTTATTCAGTAACATAATGGTCAAGTAATTCGTTAGCTATCTTATCAACTCTTTCCTTAGAGAAAGATGAATCAACAAGTCTTTTCTCTGTAACAATAGTACCACTATCAAAGGTCTTTATCGTCACTATTATAGATGAGAATGACTCACCTTCCTTAGCATAGTCACATTCAACAGTGACATTCTTTCTTTTAAATGTTTCCATAATTATAAAATATTTTTATTTAGATACATAATTAATCAAATCAGAAATCCAGGACAAGAACTGTATCATGCCGAAGAATAGGAAGGTGCAGATTATTGCACCTATTCCATACCAGAAACGTACCCACCATTCACGATATTTAGTCTTTAATACTTTCTTACCGAATCGACCATTGAAGAAATTTACAAGCTGCTTTTTCATAATTATATCTTTATTTGTTTGACATTGTAAAGGTACACATTTATCGTCAATTGGACAACAAATTACTTATTTTTCTTTGTTGGTTTGATAATTCTTTTGTCCTCGAATTTATCCTTTACATAGAGCAACCATACACGACGTACATTCGTATAGGTACAATTCATGATTGTACGGATTTTGTAATGTGACCAATTAGGATGTTCCAGTATCATGTTATAGATTTCCAACGATTGCTTACCACGAGGCTTTTCTTGACGATAACTTGCTCTTTTGGTAGAAGATTTTCTCTTCTTACTTATAGTGAAAGAAATTGTACGAAGAGTATCATCAGCTTTCAATATTGTAAGGCCATAGGATTTGGCTTTATAATTCTTCTTTGCATCATCAAAATGTGCTTCGTCGAAAGTAATTATGATTTGTTCGTTGTTACATTTAGTAGTACCATTGTAGGTTTTGATGAAGTCGTTGAGCGCTTGCTTTTGTTCAGGAGTCTGGCCTTCAAGTCCTACCTCTTTTTCTGCTTCTTCGATAAGAGCGATAAGTTCGTCTTTCTTATACTTTTTGATATTCTCGATACCAAGTTCACTTGCTCTTTTTCTCAATTGCTCGACTGTCATAACTGTTGTTTTCATATTTTCTCGTTTTTAAATTGTTACTCTTTTTGAATGCCTAAAGATACCAAAAGTTTATGTACCTGACAACTTTTTTCTGATAATTGTTCGTCTTGCTGGTTAAACTTATGCTAATTCAATCGCTCTTGCAGGTACACCAATCATAGTCCAGGTTTTACCATCTTTTAAATAATCTACTGAATTGTTTCCATTGCTCTATAATTTGTTATATGGTTGATTATTGATAAACATAAGTAACTCATTTGCTTTATCCATTTCCCTTTGGTAGAAATCAACAGCCTTTGTTGCTTTCATATAGATTGGATTGCCTCTGCCGTCAATAAGGTAATAATCGAAACCATATTTTTCAGCATCTTCTTTCGTATCATATATGATAGCCTTAGTATTGGCAACGGCATTTTTAACATTAAACGTAGTGTCATTTAGTCCGTCTTCTTTGCCGACACAAACATGATTTTCACTCTCAACAATCCAACCATTCGGATTGTCATTTTTAAGAAGCTCCATAGTTCTGATAGCTTCTTCAATCTGTTTCTGTAAGTTTTTCATTGCTTTCATAATCGTATATTTTAATCGTTCGACTTATTATCTCCTTTTTGGATACCTAAAGATACACCTTTGTGACACGTGTAGCAACACTTTCACCAATAAAGTGGTCTAAATTAAGATTCTTTAAAGTTCGACCACAGGTCTAAACATATTTTAATATATGAGATATAAGAATATAAAGAATGCTCGTCAAACTTGTAATTAAACAAGAAATAACGAGCATTCTAACTTGGCAAACAAAAGTTCAATTTATACCCTGAAAAGAGTTATCTTCTTACCATTACCCATATCGTAAGTATCAACATGTAACCAACTCACTCCATCCTCGAGTCTTATAGGATAAGGAAGGTTATCCTGATTCTTTATAATGAGCTGACGTGCCTCTTCAGCACTCATGCCTTGTACAGTGATATCATATGCCTCGCCTGTACAATGTGCACTCATATAGACCTTTTCAAGATTAGTTTTTTCTTTAGGAATTGCACAAATGTTACATCTAAGGCCACGTTGTGAATAACTACCACCACTCTTCCAATTGTTGATGATAAAAGGCTTCTGGATAATATATTCACGTAGCACCAACAATGTCTCAAGTGCTGCCATAGAGAAGAAACTCCACATCTGCTCCTCTCTGTATTTATTGTATACATGCGGACAAACAAGTTCTTCAATTTTGAAGTATTGTTTTAGTTTCTTGATTAATTCATCTCTTTTCATAATTCTTCATCTTTAGTCCATTCATTACTATTCATAATTTCATTCTCATCCATCAAAGGATAAGGATAAACGACGTCTTCCACAACTTCTTCACTTTCCGAAATCGTCATAACCGGAGGTACAAGTATGTTATACGTCTCTTCATGCAGCAGTGCTTTTGTGCCGTCATTGTTCGTTCTCCTTGTCTTCCAGTCCTTATCGAACTGTTTCAGTTCTTCTATAGGTATAGCTAACCACTTCATAATCAATCATATTTTAGTTTATAGTCATTAATTACTTTCTCAATCTGCAAAGGTGTAAGTTCGTCATAGAAGCCGATAAGCTTGTAGAGAGCCATGTTTGAGAAATATCCGGCCAATCCTATATCACTTCCAAGAACCACCTTTTGCGGCTTTAAATCTGTACCGTTCACTATCGTGATAATTTGATGTTTCAAATAGACCTCTTTTCCATTCATAGTGGTATTCAACTTTCCGTTTATATAAGTCACCCCACCCCAGTTATAAGCATTATATGCTATATGATTTAATGAAATACTTATTCCAAAACTTGTCTGACTTACTCTTTGGTCATATAGGAATCCACTTTTATCGGTAGTTAAAGATGGTATTACTTCCATAAACAACGTCTTGAATCCTTTCGTAACATTCTGCATTATCGCATAATCATCTATACTATCAAAGACAAAAGCACCGTCTGACCTGTAGCCGCTACTCTCTGTATACGCTGCATTGAATATCTCTGCATCATGTCCATTACCCGACAAATCGTCTATGATGTTACGGGTAGGAGAAGAATTGTCCTTAAGTGATAAGTCGTAATAGACGTCCGGTTCCGGTATCGTGACCTTGCCAGACCTCCTGCCAAACAAAAGACTTGTACCAATACCAATCATAACCCTATATTAAATTGTGCAGTAGTGCCAGTAACAAATACTTTATCAATAAGATAAGGCATAGGAGAACCAATATAAGCAGACACTTCCACCTCACTAATAGTATAAGTCTCAATAGAAGGTGCTCCACAGAGGTGTACTTTGATAGTTCCAGCAGTCAATGGAATGACCAAGAAATTCTTATCACTATCGTGCTCCACAGAGGTGTACTTTGATAAATCAAAATCCTCAGCAACCTGGCCAACTTCAAATGCTCTACTTATTGCAGTAATGCTTACTTGTCCTTCACCATTACTAATTCTAATTTTATTAGGATACATAACTTTATAAATTGTTTTAAATTAAAAAGGAGGAGGAACTTCATCGTCACCGAATTCATTCCTCCTCCTAACCTTTAAATATGTCAAACTTGAAAGAAAATTTCCAATCGTAAAAGTACAAGATTAATTCATATTAATCAACCTTTTCAAAGATTTTCAAATCTTTTTTGATTGTGTATGATTTCTTTATTGAGCTCATCTTGTATAAGTTCAATTACTTTTCTGGTCAATTCTTTATCTATATAGATATTCATTGTGTTAGATGCAATACGAATACGTTCATCTTCTTTCATCTTTTCCAACTCCTGTAGAGTTTGTCTATATCTATCGATATTCTTCTTTAGGAAGATTGCTGTTTGGAATACATCTTCTTTCATATTATTCTACAATTTCCGCATCACTTTCCGGCTCGTATTCTTTCTTCTCTTCTTCAATAGGAGCTTTCTTCCACTGGTCTATGAAGTGTTCGATTACACGTCTTCCATCCTTCACAACCTTTTCCAGTTTTTCGTCCGGTTCCAACAGTTCATCTGCCATTGCTGCGGCTATATGTTTTGCCTTCATTACCTCTTCTACAAGGTTGCTTTCTATCAATTCACCCAAACTTTTCTTTGTCAGTAGGTTGAAGGTTAATCCTTCAATGATTTGCTTTCTTTTTGACATTGCATTGAGCATAGCATTCATACGTGGAGCGAACTGTTCCGGCTTCATGTTCTCGAAGCTCTTATCGTCGAACCCTTCCAGCTTTTCGCCTGCCATGAATGCCACTTCATATTCTTTTGGTGTCATTACTACACCTGCCTGTAGGCACTCTGTACAGAATAGGATAAACTTCACGTTGTTTCTTAGGTCTTTTTCCATAATCTTTCTTTATATTTAGTCAATACATTCTTCAATTGGTATATCGTTTATTGTCACCATCTCCCAATCTCCATCCATCATCTCATAGATACAATTGATTGTCTTATGGTCTGCAATGATTTCTTCATCAACACCTTTCTTTCTCCAGGTATTACTTTCTACCATTGCAGACCATTTTGTCCCTTCTTGGAACATCAATTTATTAGGGAGTTGTTTGTATGTTGATTCTATGAGTTGACTTAATGTCTCTTCTGTCATAGGTCAATCAATACTTCTCAAGATAAGTGTTGCCTTTATGGTCCTTCCAGACGAGACATATCTCACCTTCTTTATCGATATTCACACTTTCGAATGTGATAGGATAACCATGATTCTCACCATCCTTTGTGACATAATGTGAAATCTTATAAGTGACTTCTTCATCCTTATCATACTTCTGGTAGAGTGAAGTGAATTCATCATAGGTGAACATCGTTGCTTCATGGTCTTTTTCAGTAGGAAATGATATCATGTAACGTACAAGTTTACCATCTTTCACCTCTGTACTGACTATTGAATCAATCTTGAGTTCATCAATGACATCAATCACTTCGGCACAACGAAGCCTCCAGTCGTCAGGATACTTCTTCTTGCAACTAAGGAGGTCTAATTCATTACCCTTCAATAGCTCTACAAATTCTTTTTCTCTTTTCATGTTTTTAATTGTTTAATTATTGTTTATAGATATGAGATGAGTAATACTATAACAAATGTATAACATGGATTAATAATAGGATTTAACGTACTTCTCATCTCACTGTGTAAAGATACTACTTCTCGTTCATCTTTTGTACCTGTCAAGTACTCTTTCAAGTAATGTTTTGGCACTCTCAATATCCTTTTTGTCTCTTGTAGTCAATTCATCACTTATAGTAAGTATACTATCAACAATCTTGAGTATTGTAGGGATACTTGATTTGAGCTTCGTCTGACCAGCTCTCGTCGTGTAGCTTATATTAAACTTATCCTTCTCCTTCTTGAGTGCTGATTGTGCTTCTCCATATGTAGCAAAGTAACCTACATTATAGGTCTTACCATGATGATAGAAAGTCACTCTCCATGGCTTCTTCAAGTTCCCTTTTGTGTAGTATATATTCTTCATAGTCTCAATATATCTTGTCTACTTCAACATCAATTAGAGATTCTATTCTATACACAAGTCCATTGTCAACTATCTTCTCAAACTTGATACCTGCTGCCTCAAGCTCCTCAGCTATTGCATTCCTGTACATCCATCTTGGTCTCAGGTAGATGTATTCATCATCTTTTTCAAGTGACAGGAGTATCTTGGTGGGAGAGTATTCTTCTTCCCGAATAATCTCCCTGATTCTCTTCATTGTGAGCTTCTTTGTCATAACGTATTGATGAACGTCATTACCTTCTTTAATTGTTCATACGACAAGTCGTCCATATTGTCAATGATACGTTCATAAAGCATCTCTCGTTCACTGTCTTCGTAGAATTTTATCCCAACATCGCCAACATCGCCATTCTTTGCGTAGAGCACTTCACCTTCGTCCATATAGAACTCTTTGTTGTTCTCATCTATGAATGTCGCTGTTTCATCACTTACGCCAGTACATATCATTGTTACTACTTCGTCCTCGTTGAACAATAGGAACTTTACTTGGTCTCCTACACTCAATGGTCTAAATACTTCGTTCATAATCTTTTTGTTTTAAATTGTTACACATGTCTCTTCTTTTGATATTGTAAAGATACACCTTATTCTTCGACCACACAACAAGTCGACCATAAAATGTTGTCCAAATTGTGTACTTTTTCTTCATGTCCTTCCATTCTTATTTATAGAATCCTATGATTAGCAATTAGTCGATACACGCGTCAGATATCAATCTCGCTGCACAAAACGCTTTATTTTATTCATTTTACCTTATTTCCATAAAAATAGAAAGGCCTTAGCAATCATCGCGACTCCTAAGGCCTACAATTACGAGAAAATTTCACTAATTATGAACAACGAAGTCAATGTGTATTGTTAGTTTTCATCTGTCTTAGACGCTGTCTTATCAAGTCTTTCTTGCTTGTTCCTTCTTCCTCTTGAATTATCTCTGCCTCAGTGTATTCGATAGGTTTCATTTCGTTTATGAATTGTTCATTCTTCTTTTCCAAGTCGTTCCAATCGTATTGTTTTATGAGGTCTCCAGGTAGCATTATCTTTTCTTGTCCAAGGATATTCTTATTGAATCCGTTGAAGTCTTTGTACCAGGAGCTTGCGAGTTGGTTTATCATTATCTCAGGTCTTATTCCTGACTTGGCACTTACAAGTCCAATGATTATACTGTTTATAGGTATATCACGCATTACTCTACTTATGTTCTCTCCTCCATGTATTGTTGCGTTTATATCTATTTTTCCGTCAACTGTGAGTTTGAGTTCGTTCCCTTTCACTTCCTTTCTTGCTTGCTCCAGGATTGCTCTTATTTCTCGTGATATAATCAATGCTTTTGTCTCTTGACCTCTATCGATATGGTCTTCGTATTTGAGTTGTAGGTCCGTGAGTATATCATTAAGGATTTCTAATCGTCCCGCTTCTGTTGCTACACGATATTTATCACTCTTTACTACGTATTTATTTTGTCTATTTTCAATTATTGACTTATTTTCATTATAGAATTTTGTCAACTCTCCTTCTTCTAAATCATATCCTTCTCTCTTCTTGATTGTCTTCTTGACATCCTTTATTGAATACATAGAACCAAATAAGTCAAGAAGCATCGGTGTCAACTTTGCAAGTGCCTTGCTTCTATCATTATAAAGGTCAAATGTATGCATATATTTTGACCGTGCTCTATTGTATTGAGCAAGTAGTGGTACAATGACTTTTGCACGAATTTCAAGTGCATCTTTGATATCTTCTTCTTTTGCACCACGATTTTTCATTACTCCCTTGAGATTCACGTATTTAAGGTCGATTGAATGCAACACACCGTTGTGACCTTCATATGTGACAAATCTATCAGGACATTCGTCTAATTTGATACGAATTCTTTCATATTCCACATAAGCATCTTGCATATGTTTAGAGGCTATCTGGACAAAGTCAGGAGCCTCCTTAATTATATCTTCTCTACTTACCTGTGTCATTTCTTATGTTACTTATTGTAATTATCGGTAAAGATATATAAAACATCCTTTCTATGCTATGGGTTTTGTGATTCAATACCAAACATCATTCATTAATTGTGTCTCTTCAATGATTTCTTCATTGTCTTCTTGAGACATTATGAATTGTTCGAATGTGAGGTCTTCATCTTCTTGTTCTAATAGGTAGTACATGATTTACGAATTTTGTTTATTATAATACTTTTCAATTTCTTTCTTCATTATATCAATCTCCCAAGGATTGATTAGAAGGTCCATTTTCAATACCTTTGCTTGATTCAAATAATCTCTCTTGTTATTGAACTTTATGTTTTGTATTGAATGTACATCAAGCTCCACATAGTAGAGGTTTTCTTTACCAATCACAATTGGTTCGAAATTCACACTGTAACAACTTACATTATGATAGTTCTCGTTCTCATCTTTATAGGTGAGTACGAAGTTACATATGAATCCATCGTTATTATCATTATATGTTTTTGTCACTCTCTTTTGATAGAGATGTGCGAGTAGCTTTTGTATCATCTTCTTTATTATATCAATTTTAATGCTTTTATAATTCCAGCTTCTAATGCTTCCTCGTAGGTGTCCCAATTACCTCCATCATTCGGACCTTCGGGGAAACAATAAAGTACCGTTCCCATATCCGCTTTAGATATATCGTATGTATAGCCGGAAGCACTATTATATATAGTGATATGCAGCTTCTTGATTTCACGCAGCCACTTTTGGGCAATGGATTGAGTTGGAGCAGAGATAGAGTGAACGTCTGTATTATAATTCTGGGCATCGTAGCTTTCATCTATCTCATACTCAGGACCACTACCTCCTTTATATATCAATTCATAAAAGCTACTAACATCTTCTTTAAATCCTGCCGCCTTTAGTAGCTTCGCTGTCTCTAATGTTACAAATTCTTCTGTCATAGCTGTATAAATAATCTAATTGTCAGAATAATAGTCGTAATGATAAAGATTAATGCAAAATGTTTCCATATTTTACGGTTTTCTTTGACATATTTCAAGAACCTTTCCTCAGCAATCTCGTTTACCCTTTCCTGGTTAAATTCTGCCTTCTTCTTTATCTCGTTAAAATATTCCTCGTCAACAATTACATAGTTGTTTTCAAGTTTCATTACATGTGCTTTCATGGTTATTCTCCTTTCAGTTTATTAATTAAAGCATCAGCGCAAGCAACAGCGAATTGGGCAATGCTTTTAGGTACTGTACGTACCTCTCCCTCCTTGTAGTCTGCTTCCGAACAAGCGTAATCAACTTCCGTTTCGTTACTTAATATTCCTTGCATTGCAGCCTTTGCCAGTTCATAACGCCTTTGTTCCCAATCAATTTTCTTTTCTTCCATTATTTTCACTCCTTTCTTTCTTCTTTTTAGCTTTATCACAAGCCGACTTCTTCATTACATACGGACAATCGCAATTCCCGTATCTTTCATTATACCAACAGCAATAATTACATTGGTGCATTATTTATTCCTCCTTATCTATCTTAATGTCTGTTACTTTGCCACGATTGACGAAATATTCATATTTACCTGCACCAAACATATCACAAATAAGATAGTCGCTACTATAGCATTCATTCCGTAACGAACATTTCGAGCAATCATTACGTTTTGTTTCTACTAATTCATGCAGCACCCCGTCTATTATTATTCCGTTCTTTACTTCCATATCAATCACCGTTTAAAACATCCAACAACTCTTTCGCTCTCTTATAGGTATCAAAGCCCTTTACGTTCACCCATTCAGACGAAAGACGTTTGTCTTTTCTGACTTGTACGCAATACACGACTATCGGAATACAGCCGCTATACCTTATTTCTTTCACAATCCTATATCTTTCCATGTCAGATACAATTTCTCATAAAAGTTTCCCTGTCAATCATACCGTTTTCCGATTCTTCTACCAAATCAAAAAATATTGCGGCAAGACAAACATGTTCGTCTATCATTATACATATTCTATCACCGGGATAATATTTACACGAAACATTATCACTCCAATCTATATGCTTCTGTGCTTCTTTGGCTATATCGTAACAAGCAATCATATACTCTACGTATTTATTAGATACTTTTCTTATTTTGTCAAATATATTTCCTTTCATATTTTCAATCTCCTTTCTATCACTCAATACATAAAACAAGTCCCCTACGTATCATATCTTCCAACTCTCTTTCGGAAAATTCATCGAACGAATGTTTGTCCATAGTGCAGAAATGATACCTTACAGAATGCTTTTCATAATCAATGTTTTTATGATAATCAATCATTACATCACTTATAACCGTTTCGATAATCTTACCGTTTACAATAAAAGAAAAACGTGTTCCGACATCATAACACACCTTCTTAAACAAAAGAACTTTCCTTTCATCCATTTTATTTCAATTTTTCTTCAAGTTCAGCAATTATACAATCTGCATCACCGCCATGTACCCAGTCCTCCAGTACAGAAGACAAAGCTTCAATAACTTTCTCCTTCTGCCATTCGGCACCACTATTAAAACCATTAGCAATCATTTCCTTGATGTCAGAAATTCTATTCGGTACCCCACATGTTCCAAATGAGCGAATAACCGATTCGGCATATTCTATATTCTCCTTTTTAATAATCTTTTCTGTCATAATACTTCACTTTTTAGGATTATTGTTACACTTTTCAACAAGTTGAAGATTCTGTGGAAGGAATGTCCTTAATTCGCCATCTATCTCAAGATGATAATACTTCGTACTTCCAGTTCCACATATACTTGCTATTCTACTCACTTTACCTACCAACATCAAATTTGAACAATGTAGGATTTTCACTCTATCTCCTACTCCAAAGTTCTGATTCTTTGATTTTGCCATTGTTTATAATTGTTTAAAAGGAAAACTGTTCAAGTTTGCAGTAAATTAACAAATAAGTTGGATTGAACAAAATAAACAACTTGAAACAGTTTTCCTTATTTGATAAAAATACAATTTTGTTATCAATTAAATGATTTGAAGTTACTCGATTCCTTTTAAAAATGAGACATCTTCAAGCTGTTCACTCATCTGCATTATTCGAAGAATCTTCTCCCATTTTTCAGGTGTCATTTCTGTATCATCTGATTCTACATTCTCACTGAAGATATCGTGTTTATTCAGGAATGCTTCATACAAATTATCCATCATTGACTTAACCTCTTTCTTCCATTGTTTGGAATAAAACTCATACATTTCTTTAACTTCAATGTATTCAGCATCAGTAAGTTTGATAGAAATGAAAGTTTTATATTTATTGGAGTGATATGTAATAGAGTCTTTGTTCAAAACCTTATGTACACATTGGAATAGAAGTTTCCGAGCATATGTATTAGAATATGGTAATTTGAAACATCTCTCTTCTTTCTTTTCATTAAATAGAGTTTCGATATCCAATCCATTAGCCAAACATAACGCATCTAAAGCTCTTTTAGCTGCTAATGCTTCACCCATCTCACCTCTTTCTACAAGAGCTTGAAGTTTCTTAGCTTTTTCGAGTATCTTCCTATCCATAATATTTCTTCTTTTTTGAATGCTTAAAAATACACCTTTGGACCACGCGGTCCAACAATTTTCAATTAAATTTTAATGACTTGGACATATTTTAATTCACCTGTATATCCTCTGCCACGTAACTCTTCTATGAGTTGTCTTGGAGTAAATTTTGCCAAATCAGGATTTACAAAAACTTTATGAATACATGATTGTGATTCTTTTTTAATTTGATTTCGTAATTTAACATGTGAATTTTTACACTTTTTGCATATATTAAGATGTCCATCCTTACAATTTACAGAAGTATAAAATTGGTCTAATGGTAATTCTTGACCACACTTCTTACACACTTTAGTCTTTACTTCGCTTTCCATAATTATTACAATGTTAATGTTTTAATGACTCTACCTGAATTTGCTAAATAACTTTCAACTACATTTAAATTCAATTGAAAACCTGATGTGAGACTATTAACAGTCAATACTATGAGATTAGAATTAGGGATTATCTCATAAACTCCTTTCATGAATTTACCGTATTCCCACAATAATGTATCGAGATTGTCTATCACATCTGTCCTAAGACACTCGATAATAAATGTACTGATTTTTGATTTCATATTTTCTCGTTTTTAATTATTATTCTTTTGGATGTCTAAAGATACTACTTTTCTATGAGATACCAAAAGTTTATGTCCAAATTGTGTATCAAATTAATATATATTAAGAAAGGACCTTGTTTCACAACAAAGCCCCTTCAAAACTCTAATATACAAACATGGCTAACACGTAATAAACTCTTCAATTTTAGTTTCTTTTATGTCAACAACACGCGTCTCACTGAGAAAATCCTGATTTAAAATCTTACTCATCATTTCACTTGCTTTTGTAGAACTTTCAGATTGAATGAGGTATTGTATCTTGTTTTCTTTCACTTTACCTCTCATATCGGTCTCAAACCATAATCCTTTACATAAGAACCATAATCCTTTTCCTGAATGGACGCCAGAAATATTTATTTCTTTAATAGGACTAATATCGAACTCAACATCGATATTCTCATTGCCCCACTTAATAGCAATTGCTTCTGCATCAGTGTAATTAACTGCTGAACAAGCAATTACATTCTGACACTTTTTCATTCTCCTATTTGTAGAATTTTCATCTTCTGCCCAATAAGAGATAGTTATTTCAAAGTACTTGTGCAACATCTTCTTAGATAATCGACATTCTTTTTGATTAATTCAATATCTTCTTCTTTCACCTCTTTTTCAAAATAATCTGGAGGTGTAGGTATTCTCTTGAATGTACCTTCTTTCTCAATCTCCACACCGTGCAACGCTGACAAGATAGGATAACAACTGTCAGTTGACCTTATTGCAATATGATTAGTATTATAACACCTGAATTCTATTGGATTTCCTTGTCCTAAAAAATGCAATGGTTTACGTAGCAAGTCTTGCTCCTCAAGTTTAGTGACCAATAAAGTCCTTGCTTCTGCAATATCCGGATTTTTCATAATGTGAGGAATTGCCTTCTTACTCATACCAATGCAAGAAACAAAGTCGTTATTCAAGAAGTACCTGTAACACTCCATCCAATCCTCATAAGTGTCGCCTTGTGGACATGCAAGTATACTGGTCCTTTTGTAGAGGAAACCTTTTCTTCTTGCATCTTTCATCCAGTTGAGGAATTGATTAAAGTTGTTCAACGTCTCTTCTTTGTTATAGAGTACATCAAGAGGTATCACTTCATTAGGTTGAATTTCAAGTGTCAATTTGAACAATTCTTTATTGGTTAATACTTCACCTTCATCTCCCACACCTGAGTCAAGTATAGTGAAACGACCTTGTTTAACGGCATTCTTCGTATATTCACGATACTTTTCGTCTCTTTTATAAAGTTGTCCAAGTATATAGAAGTTCTTATCTCCCAATTCACTCAATTCCAAATGATTCATAGGTGGTGTAACGAATATTTTCATAACTTTTAATTATTAAATTTGATTTCTACCTTATTTTCTAATTCTGGTGCTGTCACAAGATAGATAATGAAATCTTTAAGACCTATTTCAGCATCACCTTTTTCAATCTCCTCAAAAGAGTATTGTTCATTCTTTATTTCGTTTGATACTTTCTCAAAACGTTCTCTTCTTGTCTCTTCTTTCACAGACAATACAGTAACTGTAAAGTCAACTTTAGAAGAATTTTGAACTAATGTCTCTATAATCTTATTGAATAGACTTTTTTGTCTACAACCTACAATATATATCTTATTGATAGATTGTAGGTTCCATTCAAATAAAATCTTTGAGCATATTCTTTCACAAAGTACCTCACTAAGGCCTGAGTCGAATGTCCTCATTTCAGAATAGGTCAATTTACGAACTATATCACCAACTTCAATAACACCATCATTCTTTTGCTTCACTTTATTCACATATGTGGTCTTACCTGAGAAAGCTTCACCTACTACAAACTCAATCTTAGGAAGTTCTACTATTAGCTTTTTAAATGCTTCATTGAAGTTTTTGGGTTTTTCTTCAGTAGAGTCATCTTTCACTTCCACTTTCTCAACTATAGCATAATTTTCACCATCTTCACTGACCTCGACTGAGTCAAAATCAAATTGCTTCAAGATATTTTTTGCAATCATTTCACATGACATGGAGTCAAAATCATAACATTCGCAACCTGATTCAAATACTGGGAATTTTCGGTTTATATATTGTTTTACTTTTCTCCTTAGCAATATAAACTCTTCATCACGATTATCGTGATTAACTCGTTTTTTACAATTGAATTTAAAGATATGTCTGTGAGGTTGTTCCAAGAACTTCACTAACTCACCATGATTTTTTGATGCATCAGGATAATTATGAAATCCTTCTACTTCAAAACGAATTCCGATAGATGTCTGTAATTTGTTCATAATCAATAAGTTATTTTAAAACGTCTTTTAATCACTTCTTTATCTGCAATACCGTAGACTAAACAATAATCTTTCTTTTTCTTCTGACAAAATTGAACTGGACCTCTGTAGATACACTTACCGTCAAGAAAAAGTCTCATAATCTTTTCACCATTGATATTCTTATTCCTTGAGGCTTGCTTTATCACTTCAGGAGAAGCTCTGTCAATCCAACCATTTTTATGATGGATAAATGATTTTAACTGTTCATCCATATCTCATTCTTTTATATAAAGATAAGGCTAATTTGTACGTTGACCAGCGTTTTAGTACACAATTAGCCTTAATAGATTTATCTCAATTCACATGCACCACCTGCACAAGCAGTCGCTACATTCTCGCCTACATTCTTATATTCTTGTTCCCATTCAACATTCTCCCAGTCAATTGGTTTTTGATTTTTAATCTTCTGCCATTGATGGAATATATTCACATGTTTTAAGCAACGCGAGCATTTTTCATCATCACCCTCAAAATAATTCTTAGAGAACTTCTTGAATCTACGGACCCAATCATTCCTCATTTCAATCTTATGTTGCAAATAGGAAGAAATTGCATTGACGTCACTGATACATAATCCATCTATAGTCACAAGAAGTTTACCGTCTTTGATGTGTTTTTTGATGAATGAAAGTAGATAATCGTCAGTATAGACCAACAAGTCATTAGCTTTACCAATCGCTGCATTACAAGCTGTCCATATATCACCAAAGACTTGCAATCCATCTACGATAAGACCTGAAGAAAGTATTGCACCTTGTCCATACGTATCAGCAAGTTCCTTTTCATCAAGATAAGAAGTATAAGGAGCTTGTGGATAATCGAGGTCACCAGTTTCAGGTAGAAAACTCAATCCACAGAATCCATCTTTATGCTCCCATATCCAATTTGCAATTTCATTCCATTCATCGTCTTTGACTGAAACTGTACAACTTACATTGTGATGATATTTAGGTTTAGCTATTGAAGATGGATGCTCTGTATTAGTACCTTCCATAATCCAACCTTTCTCAGTAGTATAAATTCTATAAAGAAAATCAAGAGTACTGAAATCTGTACGAACCATTGTTTCATCATCGAGTTCAATAGGGAAGGATAATACAGTTTCACCTTTCTTATTCCAAAATGAAGGATTTGCAATATCTGGATTCAATTTAATAACTTCTTTCAATGCTTGTTCATTGTTATTCGCTTGAATATTACGAATATACTTGCGGAAATGATAAGCATGAATACCAGAGCCACATCCAAGTAATTGTGACGCGTTTCCTGAAGGTTTGATTACAGTTGTCCTTGCTGCAGTATTAATTCCAATAATCGCAGCAACTTCTTTATTCACTTCTTTTATGATTCTGGCACCTTTTCTTTGTATTCTTTCGTTAAAAAGAATGTTAGGATTATCTGCCATACCAGTAATACCAACACCAAGTAACGCATCACGCTTCATTATCTTACGTGTAGCTTCTGAGAGTAATGGTAGATTTTCAGTGTAAGCCGCTTGAAATGTACCTAATATAGCTGCTGCACGACATGCTTTATAGAAGTCTTCTTCAGTCTTGACTTTCTTTCCATTAATTTCCGTAAGGTTACAAAAGGACCAGCCATATTCAATAGTACCATCTTCATTTTTATATTGGGGATAAAGAGCTGCTTCGCAATTATGAACAAATATACCTTCGCTAAACATATAATCATCTTGACCTTTTGTTATTATAGCAAAATTATGTTCATTCGCTTCAACTTCAATATCGTATACATCTTCCGTTATATTAAGTCTCTTTATTTCTGAAACGTAAACATCTTCGCAATATGAAGAGTAATCCTTTTTAGATTTTTCAATAATTACACGTTCATCTTTTATTTCTTGATATTCTAATTCACCTTTAACATATTTTTTAAACAAAGAAAAATCTTTATTAAATCTATTTTTAGAAAATCCTAAAGGAAATCTTTCATCTACTTTATTGCAAAGTTTATATGAAATTTTACCATAAAGTTCTAAAGTTTTCCTACCTACTTCAATCAATTCAAGATTAGATAATCCTTTATATCTACCATTACCACTTAAAGTACTTTTAATAGAACAATTATGAGTCATTCTATCTAATTCTTCTTGAGAATAAGAATAAATGTTTTTAGGATTACCTTTGCCTTTTCTACGTTCAGATGTTTTTTCTAAATGTTTTTCTCTTGTCAATAATTCAAGATTGTCTATAAAATCACCTTTATCATCTTCAATATGGTCTATTTCAAATCCTTTAGGTTTCGGTCCATTATAAAACTCCCAAAGCATTCGATATTGTCTTGCGTAACCATTCGATAGATTATTGATTGTTCTATATTTAACAGATTTCACACTATAAAATTTTGATAATGTTTTATTCAATGATTGTTCTGCTAAAACATAATCTCCGTCTTTTAATCTTAAAAAATGGTCTTTTGTGCATCTAAAAGAAGAGCCATTAGATAAAACGATTTCAATTAATTCTTTCTTACCTGTCCAAAAAGCTTTAGCATTGGTAATTTTAACAGAATTTTTATCAGTCTTATAATAAACAGGAAACTCTTTACCAATTTCTGATAATTCTTTAATGGAAACAGCATTTCTACCGTCAGCAACTGCAATTAATGTATCTCCAGCAAAGCAACATGGATTTACCACCATTTCAGTGTCAGGCATGAATAATAATCCTGGTTCTCCATATTGCTTGATATATTCGAATATCTTATCATACTTTTCTTTAGGGGTATCTTTGTAAATTGCTACAGAATTATTACATCTACACAATTCCGGATGGGCTAAGAACCAATCTCCAGTCTTACATTGCAACATTTCTTCATCATCAATATCAAAGATAGAAATCATTGCACTCCTTCTTATACCACCACTTATTACAGCATCAGCAATAATACACGACATAAGATGAAGTTCAAAAGGTCTTAGTTTCCTGCCCTTTGCCTTACTTAGAATCTTACGCAATTTATCATGGCAAACTTTCAATGGTTCTGGCCCAGGTGCTTTGAATCCACCACTTACAAAAGCACCTTCTGGTCTAATATGTGAATAATCGAATTCGATATCACTCAATCCTTTATAATATGATTCAATCAATAGACCAGTAGATAAGGCCCAACCTTCAATCGAATCTTCTATGACTGTACTAACCTTTTTAGAATTATCAATTCCTTTAACGATAGGTAATTGTTTAATATGTACTTTCTGAACTGAAAATCCTGTACCACATCCAGACAATAAAAGTTCCATTAATTCCTGGAAAAACTCAATTCTATTACAGTAACTTCCAGAACAATTGAAAGACCTAAAGTTATTTTTCAACAATTGAGGACCACCATATTGTAAAGACCTTTGAGAGCCAAGTACTTCTTGATTATAATACGCTGACCAAGCCTCTTGAAATACTTTATTGAAAGCATCTTTATTTTCATCTTTGATTTTTCCATTGAAAAACTCATAATGCATTTCCATAACTCGACTGACAGATTCCGGCCATGTCTCTTTCTTACCATCAGGCTTTACTCTCGAATACTTACTGTAGAATATATAGTCTGAGATTATATCTCGACTATCTATACGTTCATTGCTCATTTTTTATTCATTTGATTTTTCACGAATTTCTTCTGCATCTGCAGGTAGAAGTATACAAACAGGGATAGAAGGGACTTGAAACATCAATGGTATATTGTCCGTTGATGCATCTCTATCTTTTGCTTGTATCTTATCGATTATTTCGTTAAAAATACTTCTTTCTATATAAAGATATAGAGGTTTAGGTTTATACTTTTCATCTTTTTGCAATTGTACTCTTTCAATTACAAGATGTGTGTGTAATATTTCTTCATCTGGAAGATACGGTACAAGTTCTTTTATTTTATTTGCGCAAATCGCAGAAAAAGATTTCTCAGGTTTTATAACCTGAATATACAATTTAACTTTCTTCATAATTACAATATTTTATAAATTCCTTTATCAATTCTTTCTAATTTACCTTCTTTCATTAGATGTTGAAACCGATGGTCAATTCCTGACCTAATAGAGCCAGGTTGAAATCTTTTCATACGATTAATTTTTTCAACCAATTCATTTCTTTTGATAATGCCAGATTTTTCATTCTTCATTAACTTATCAACAGCATCTACCACCGTATAGATGTTATCTAATCTATCTTCTCTCATATTGAACAATAAACTAATTCTTTCCGTGCTCTTGTAATAGCAACGAACTTTAAACAATATTCACTATAAATCGCTTCTTCAGTTATAGCATGTGTACTTGGAATAAGACTTTGATTCAAGAAAAACACTCTATCAGCTTCGAGCCCTTTTGATTTATGGATAGTACTTAATACAATATCTTCAGTTTCATCTGTATAGATTCGTTTGATATTGTTTTCAAGACTTTCCATATTATTCCATACGCAATACAATCTTTGTAGGATTAAACACTTTTCAACGAGGTTTAAATATGAAGGATTATTAATTGCTGCAGAATGAGATAAACCTTTTTCTTTCAGACTTTCAATTTTTTCTTCTTTAAGCCTTTCAAGGTCGTCAATACAGTTTATCTTATCAGTCAAAGCACATAATGCGTTACCAAAGTCTCTCCCTTTAATCGTAGCCTTCTTACCTTCTTTAAGAAGTCCGATAAACACTTCAATTAGAGGGAGATTATTCCTGCATAATACAAAGTCACCTACTTGAGCCTCTTGATATTCACCATTTCTTACGATACCATCAATTGCATTAGGTGCAGCTTCGATTCCTAACGAGAATACCTTCTTAGCCTCCTCAACGATTTTCTTAGCACAACGATATGTTATATCTAACGGTAGCACTACTGTATTCGACATATTTTGCAAAAGTCTAAAATTCGATACGCTGGACCCAGAAAATTGGTAAATACACTGTTTTTCGTCGCCCACGAAAATTAATCTACCAAATTTTGGCTTGATAAATTGCTGAGTCAATTCTCTTTGCAATACATTCTGGTCTTGGACTTCATCTAAAAATACGACATCGTATTTAGGAAAATCTTCATCATTGAGCAATGTATATGGTAACCACAACATATCAGTGAAATCCATCTGGAATTCTTTATTACCATTGATTTTTAACGCACTCTTACTCCATTCAAACTCAATCTTTTGAATATCTTGAATCATCCTATCGCGGAACTCAATGTCTTTTTCGATACATAGATAAGGAATATCTTTTTCGTAGTCAACTAATAAGTTCATTCTAATTGTGTTCCATATATCCTGAAGTTCAAATAGATATCTCATCTGTTGTTTCTGAGGTATATCTTTAACATCTAATATTTTCCTTGCTAATTGAAAACATTTATTCTCGTTCAATTTCATCTTAAATGAGAAATTGTAGAATAATACTTTCAATCCTTTTGCATGAAAAGTATTGACTTCAATCCTTTCAGGAACTTTCAATTTGAGTTCTTCAGCGATACTCTTATTGAATGCCATAAACAAGACTTTCTTTCCTGGAGATGTCCTTTTGCAGCATTCAATAATAGTACTCGACTTACCTGAATTATGTGTAATCGTAAAATCTCCTAATAAAAATCTTTCATCTTTATCTACTGTAAATCCATACCAATCTCCTTTTTCTAATTTCTCAATGGAAAATCCTGTTCTTAAAACACTCTTAATTTGCCTTCTCGGAAAAGCTTGTTTCCGTTTTAATTTTGTAGGGATTATTGAAAGGTCTCCTGATATAGTTATTGCATTATATTCTCCTTCAAAACCTGTAGACTTGATTCTTCTTATCACTTTCTTTGAATAAGCTGCTAATCCTAAACTTCTACATAAAAATAAAATCGCTTCTTTAAGTCTATCATATTTAGTCGTTATTTCAAAACATCCTGAACTTAAATTTCCTTTCGTATCTTTTTTCCAATCCAACCAACCATCTCCATCTAATAAACCAGCAAGAAAAGTTAATTGATTTTCTCTTGAATTTATATAATATTTTTCAGGAACAATAAGATTCTTATTTTCATCAAAACATTCGTTTAAAATAGGGATTAAAGGATTTGAACCTTTTCCATTTTCTGATGTATAAAAATCATAATACCAACAATTCCCTTTCTGTTTGGTTTTTCTAATTTTTAACCTATTTCCTTTTTCTAATTGGAAAGAATCAAGATAATTTGAAATCTCTTCATCATCACAATTAACACTTAATTGACATTTTCTCAATTGTTTTGTTCCGTCTGCAAACCATAATCCCATAAAGTACGGGTCAATTAATAGTTGTTTTTTATCAAAAACAACTGAGGCTCGTTGTAAAAACATATAAGCAACATCTCCTCTTGGTGTTAACTTTCTTGAAAGAACTTTTTCAAGAGAATAATCCAATAAAGCTGTAACGTGTTTTGTATTCTTATATTTTCGAATACTTTGATAAATATATTCATCCCATACAGTTAGAATATGTTCCTCATTACATATCCAAGAATCCCCTTTAGTTGGATTTATTTTATACAATTGACTTTGACCTCTATGTAATTGTAATACAGTTCTTGGCGTTGAATCAGGTCCCATTACTTGGTCTCCAACACCAATATTTTGAACCAACTTTATCGTACCATCGTACATTAAAATTGGTGTATCGATACCTAAACAGCCTGCTGTGGCACTTATAGCAATATTCTTTCTTGTCTGTTCGTATGTATCGAATATAGCAAGTTGTCTATTACTCCAATTCATAATATTATCGGTCGTGATGAAATAAGTTGTTCTATATAATTAGTCAGTGCTTTATAATCTTTATCTCTCTGCATGGACATTTTCTTTTTAAGTACACTTATCACATCACCAAACTTGAAACCTTGATATTCAACAACTCTCTTATAATCAATCTTTTCTACAACCCATACGTCTACATAAATTCCCGAAATCATGATACGATAATGTCCATCGAGTTTTTCATAAAGAGGTTTGATGGAATTGTCTTGTTCCTGCACTATCTTATCCATAGCTTCTAATGTAGCTAATGTTGATTTATCTGGATTTTCAAGTTCGATATCCAAATCATGTGGCTCAACTTTAAATCCATGTACATACATAGCCATACTTCCACCTATAACCATATTAGTACCTTTGAAATTGTTACTAAAAATTGTTAATACCTTAATCATTTTTTCATAATTGTTCATAATTCTTCAATTTTATCAGGTTCGTAATATTCAAAATTCTTATAATCAGCTAAAGCATCAGCAACTGCATTTCCATATACAATAGGGTCAGATAAGTTAGTTCCATGTCCTCTTGTCCATTTCAATCTTACTCTCATCTTCTTACTTTTATAAATTATATCCGCCACTTTTTTCCATAAATCGACATTAGCACAACCTTCCCAATTGTTTTGAATATAGGTGAATAATTTCTTAGTACCATTCACAACATATTCACTATCACTCCATACTGTTACGTTTGATGGTTCAGATTTATTTACAGCTTCTAATGCAGAAAGAAAAGCTCTCAATTCGCATCTACTTATAGTAGTGTTGCTATATCCTTTTGATATGAAATATTCTTTACCGTTACATTGTATATAAACACCAATGCCACCCTTACGAATTTTCCAGTAGCAACTACCATCACAAAAGATGATTATATTCCTTCTTTCCATACCTAAAGATACCAACTTTTTATCTGTTATTGACCAATAGATGCTTTATATTTCTTCAATAAAGCCATATCAAGGGACACGTTTTCACTTGAAGAGACATTTTCAATACCTTTGTTTATAGCGTTAGTGACAAGTGTCTTTTCGTCCAAGATTTCTTTTATCCTTATATCAATAGTATCTTGTGACATTATATAATACACATTAGTACTATTCTTCTGTCCCATTCTATCTAATCGTGCTATTGCTTGTTCAAGATGAGAAGGTCCATTAGGATACTCAATGAATATCATATTACTACATACTTGTTGAAGTCCATCTACTCCAGTTGATAATGTAGCAATGTTTGCAAACAAGAATTGTTTACTCTTCTTCCATCTCTCAACTCTCGCCATCTTTTCTTCTGTAGAAGTCTGACCGATAATAAGTTCACTATCCTTTTTGAATTCTTTATATAATTGTTCCAATGGCTCTGTGAGTGTTCCAAAAACCAACACTTTCAATTCTTCATCAGCTTCTTTCCAATCTTTCAAGAATTGGATTATAAACTTCAATTTGCCTTTTAAAGATAGTTTCTTCAAATTAGCAATCCTCACAAGATGTTCTGCTCTTTTAGCTCTTTCTGCTGCTTCAATATCAAATTCTTCAAGATAAGCAATAAGGTCATCTTCTGCTTTTTTATACTCTTTCATATTGGTGATTGGACTATCTATAACTTGCTCTATTACTTCAGGCAATTCGGTCAATACTTCATCCTTATTCTTTCTGAAATAACAATAGTGTTTTATCACCTCGTATAATTCAGAAGTATATGAAGCACCAGTAGAATCCAGTCCAAACCTTGTCATCCTTGCATTACAATATCTGAAGAGAAAATACTTCAAATCAGGGAATATATCGAATCTACCTATTATATTCAGGATATTGATTAATTCTTGAGGACGATTCATTACAACAGTACCACTTAAAGCATATACTTTATTAGCCTTTTTAACTATCTTCATCACTGCTTTTGAACGTAATGATTTAGGATTTTTACACAAGTGAACTTCATCTAATATCACAGCTCCCCATTTCTTTGAAAGAGACCTTGTGTACCTTAATTGTACATCACTCTTAGATTTTCCTCTTTTGTAGAGATAATCATAATTTATCACAGTCACATCAGCTTTCCAATCTGTATTTTCACTATCCTTAGAATCTATGATATGAACACTTCTTTTAGGATTCCATCTGTTCCATTCTTTCAACCAACTTGACTTGACTGTAGATGGACATATAATAAGACACGGGAATAAATCGAGAGTTTCGATACATAAAAGGCTCTGAGCTGACTTCCCGAGTCCCATCTGGCAACCATTGATACAATTACCGTGATTTATCATATATGTTATACCTTCTATTTGATATGGTCTTGGTGTCATTGGAAAATTCAAATATTCAACCATCTCTTTAAGAAGCTCCTCGTCAATCATCTTATGAATAGGTTTAAGCTCTATATCACGAGGTTGAATCACCTTTTTATTCACAAATCCATTCACTTCAAGAAATCCTTTGAACTTCGAAGAATTCTCTAAATTCAACTGTGTATACCATTCTTTAGTCGCTGGATTATAATGACATTTGAACTTCTTCATCTCAGCAACTAAATATGGACGATATTCGAAACCTATCCACAACCAATCTTTATCTCTATAATAATATCTCATTTTTCTTTAAACTAAAATAGAGGAATCGTGTTTCACAACAAAATTCCTCTTAATCGATTTATATTAACTAAAAGCACTCAAAACTCAACTTAAAAACTTTTCTTTAAATTCTTGCATCGTAAAAATAGGTACTCCTAATGATTCAGCCTTTTGTTCTTTAGTCGAGCCACTACCTCTTTCTTTTATGACTAAACAAGTAGTTTTCTTACTAACTGAAGAACCAATCTTATGGCCTTGCTCTTTCAATTTATTCTCCCAATCTTTATTCCTGAAACCGGTAAATACAACCGTCATTTGTCCTTCAAAAGATTTTTCCTCAAGACCATAATAAGTTATAGGGATATGTGCAGAGTCATCGTCGTTCACCCACCAATCTTCAATACCTAAAACAAATGCTAAAGCTGTACTGAATCCGACACCTTCAACTTTATCTTCAATGTCAGCCGCCCAGCTTTCATCACATTCTTTTGCAAAATCGGCTACATCTTTACAAGTATATAACTTTAATCCGTCAAGAATTTTTTGACATGTCTTTTCGGCTATTACACCTCCAAATTTATTATAGGCTGTCAATAATTTTGCAAAATTGGTGCCTTTCTTTTTCAACTCTTCAAACTGTCTTGAAAGTACTTTTGCTGCTACATTTCCTATACCTTCAATTTTTTTTAAGTCTTCTTCTGACAATAAGAGAATACTGTCCGGTGTTTTGTACCCGGCATTGAATAGTTTCTTTATTGTTGGCTCCCTGAATTCTTTGAAATCTAATACTGAAAAGAAATAGACACATCTTGCCAGCATTATACCATCACATTCTCGATTGTGACAAATCAAATCGACATTATTATTATCCCAATCGACCTTTTTACCACAAACAGGACAGACAGAAGGCAATATTTGACTAAAATTACCTGAAGATTTAACTGTCTTTAGATGTTTAGGTATCACATCTCCAGAACGTGCAATCACTACTCTTGCCCCTTTATCAATAAGATTTTCTCTGACATATCTTGCATTATAAGCTGTACAACGAGAAACTGTAGCTCCACACAACTCTATTGGTTCAATATTAACTACAGGAGCAAGACGTCCATCTTTAGAAATCTGCCAATCAACACTCTTTACAATCGTTTCTTCTCTTTCTGACCAATCAGGATTCTTGTATGCAATTGCATACTTAGGATTCTTGTTTGCAAGTCGACCAAGCTCAAATCTTTTTAAAGCGTCGTTAATATCAATTACAAGTCCATCGCATTTGAATCCACTGGTCAAATTTTCAAAAAGATTGTTCATCAAAGTTATAAACGAATCTTCATTCTGCATAAGACTACCTACTGAAACAGTCGCATATCGAGTCTTTATCCATTTATTGTTCTCGTTAAGAAAATCGAGTTGCTTCTCTTTATCCCAATCAAACCTATCGCAGCCATATCTAACGTAAGCGATTAATCCTACATTATCAGAAACTATAGGTGAATTCATAAGTCCAGCTACAGCATTTCTCGCTGACTTGTATTGAGTCGTTTCTTTCAACTTCAGAAAATTAATTGTAGGGAAGATTGCTTCACCAAAAGAATAAGTCACTTTATCAGAATACCTCCATTCGGAATTGATAAGTTTTTCAAACTTATCCTTACAATTTTGACCATATTCACCATCACCTCTTGTCCAAGCATCTCCAACAATCTCATTTACACATAACGATATTCCATCATATTTAGGTGTTATAACAAGTTTATCGTAATATTCAAGATTACAAGAATCAATCCATTTCAGAATTTCATCATAAGTTTTAACCTTTTCTAAACTATACATAGGAATAGGGAGTCTTTCTTTCCTATCGTTTACTTCATCTTGAATACCTTTTTTGAACCAATCTGCATCAGGATTGATATTGTGTAGTAATTCTACCAATTCATCAAACTCTGCATCAGTGACTTTTGGTTCACCTAAACGATACAATGTATTGTAATCACGTATCTGTTTTTCTAATATCTTAGGGTCTAAATTCGATTTTACCATAATCTTATAATTTTGAAAGTTCTGCACGTAATTTCTCTATATCATCACATTTGTTCCCTTTAACGTTTTCTTTAGGGAATCCCATAAGAATATTGTATGCTTCCGGGAAATTGTCTTTAAGCTGTTTTGTTGTATTGATATCTTCGAGTGCACATTTCGTCCGATTCATGATACTGGACGCTTTCTTTTCCAGTTCAACCATTTTTTGAACAAAAATTTTCGTCTCTGTTGAATTTTTCAATTCATTGAATTCTTCATTGGTTATAAGTTGATACACAAAATAATTAACCTCAACATATGTCTTTAGATGACGAAATCGTTCATTTGTAAGACTTGATAAATAAATTTCTTCTCTGATATTTACCGTGTTAGGGTATTTATCCATAAATTCAATAACATCTTTTGGCAGAATTTTCTTGAAATATTCATCCGCAAATTTCCCGAATTTTTCAGATTCTTTTCTTGCTTGTTCTATGATAGGCTTGATTATGCTTCTTGCAATCCTATCTTTATCACTGATTGTTAATCTTTCACTTGCCATAATTAAAATATGTTTTCTTTGTTACTAATCATCCACATATAATCGTCGTGTCCGAATTTAAAATCTTTCTTTGGTCGACCTTGAATTCTATCTTCAAGAGTTACTGGATTCGCAGTAGATGCTTGAAATGTAAGATGAACTGCAAAATCAGTAATCTCTTGTGCCCCACGAACTTCATTGAAATAAACATCTCGAGTTTTTGGTGAAAAACTCTCAACAATATACGCTCTTATTTCACCAAGAAATGAAACCACTAAAATTTGCTTTTGTGTATTATACACAATTGCCCACAAATTGTCATAAAAAGTGTTATTTATTTCCATATCTATTTTATTTGCCTAAAGATACCAACTTTTTATCTATGTTGCAACACTATATCTCTTTAAAAAATGATTTTGTGACTTGATTTCTCTTCTGTCGGATAGTCTCGTCAATAGTGTTCTTGATACCATCTTTATATCTCTTTTTCAAGACTGAAGCCTTTTCTTCATTACTCTTGGAATTGAATGATGAGTAATTGATATTGATATCTCCTTCCTGCTCAGGAATGACTTCACGATAATCATATTCTTCACCACACTCAGAACAAGATGGCACTTCGATAGGTACAAGTTTCATCTCTTTATTATATCCCATTCTATATGAAGCAGCTAACACTTCTTTACCAAACTGCTTACAATCTTTGTTTTTACATTTCCAATATATAGCCATAATTAATAATTATTTCTTCTACCATATTCTGCCATTAGTAACGAATCTGCAAAATTATCATCTTCGTTCTTACACTTCTCAGTTCTTCGTAAATCTACTGTAGGAAAGATTCTGTGACAAGCCATAAAACTCATTGTCTTCTTGTTATCGTTCTTAGGAATACCTTGATGCATCTGTTTCTGCCAAGTCTTTGGTGCTATCTTCGTATACGATATTCCTAATGAAGAAATGACGCCTTCTATCAAACCTACAATCCAACCGAAATGGAAATTTGATTTTGCTGAGCTGCCAAAAATTGAATGAACATCTTCAAGAATGATGTGACAATTATCTTCGTAGATACTCAAATCAAAAAGATTATTCACTATTTCATTGACGTCTACAACTTTATTATTCTTCAACAATGGAAATGCAGAAACAAATTTCCCATCTTGGTCTATTATTGATACAAAACCAAATTTTCCAGGGTCGATTCCTATATAATATTTCATTTTTACACCTCCAATCTACTTATACCATTCTCTTTAATAACTTTCAATTGACGAATCTCTTCATTTAATTTAGGTACATGAGTAACAACAAGAATAGGTTGTTTAAGAAACGAAATTGACGAAATGATATTTTCAATACCTAACGAATCAGCACTTTCTAATACTTCGTCGATAAATAAAAAGTTCATACCTCCATATTGTTTGGTAGTATTTATCATCGTTTGTAATGCCAATATCAAAGCTATTTCACAACGAGCTTGTTCACCACCTGAATAATAGAAGAATGATTCCATTTCATTTCTGAATACATAAGGAGTGATTTCATCTTTCACCTTACCATTCGCTCCCTTTTTGAATCCTTCTATCATTATTCTTAAGTCACTACCCATCCTCTTCAATATATCATTAGCTGAAAATTGAATATTCTTCAATTGTTCAAGTGCAAGATACATTTTGAAGTCCTTGAATCGAGTCGTCCATTGTTGAACTTTAAATATCCTATCGTTCACCTGAAGTATCTCTTTATCTTTACTTTCAATTTCGTTTTCAAGATTCTTGATATTTTCTTCCAGATGTGATGTATCCTTTTTCTTCAATGGGGTTGTCTTGAGTTCGTCTATCAATTTCAACTTATGGACTTTTAATTGTTCATTGTCTGCAATCTGTTCCTTAAGTTTATTGATATTACTTTCAATTTTCGCAATACTCTCATCAATTTCGTAATATTGCGACGAAAGTGTCTTAAGTTTATTCCGAATACTTATCTGCTGGTCAATAATTTTTTTTTCTTCAGCTTGAGTCTCTTTCTTTAGAGAGAGATATTCGTCAATTATTGAATCGAGTTCTTCAATTGATTTATCAATAAGACCTTTCTTTTGAGTTTCTTCTTTCAATGCACTTTCAGAAAGTTTCTTCTCAGTTTTCAAATCGTCTACACTTTCATCATTCTTTAGAAGAAACTCATGATGACAATTAGGACAAGTTATAACACCTGCAAGTTTCATCTCTATCGAATCAACAGTCTTTTTGATTGACTTGACTCTTTGAGTAGATTTATTAAGTTTACTCTCTTCATCTTCTTTCTGCTTTTTATAGAGAGAAAGGTCTTCATCAATTTCTTTGTAAGTATCTTGAAATGAATTATCCTCAAGTTCCTCCAATTCTTTTTCGACAGATTTCCTCAACTTAGCGATATCTTCTTTTTGTCGCTCCTTTGCAATCTTAGACTTTTCAAAATTCGATATAGAATTCTGTTTCTCTTTAATATTGTCATCGTAAACATTGATAAGATAAGTCAATCCAGAGATTTCATCATTTCTTTTCTTTTCCAAATCCTCTTCAAGAATGAAATTAAGTTGCTCCTCGTAAGCTGAAAGTTTTCCTTCAAATGAAGACTTTTCATTCTCATAACCTCGTTTAACCTCGTTTAATTCATCTAATCTTTCAGTAATGATATCCTTTGTTTTATCAATACTCGCAAAGTTAATAAAACGACTTATAAGAGCTAATTTCTCTGTATTTGAAGAATTAAAAAAGGATTTATAATTTCCTTTACTTACAATATAATAAGACTTAGCATCTTCTGCAGATATTTCAATCCAGTTAGCAATAAACTTGTTACCATCATTGACAGTTGCACATATCACTGGAGTTGACTTACTCTCATCTTCATCAATCAACTCTAATTTGAGAGTTGACGAACCTTTTGTCCTGATTTCTCTTTCAATAGAAAGAATCTGCTTACGAATAGGACAATGAATTTGAACACAGATATATGCAGAATCTTCACCTTCTCTGATAAGTTTTTTATCGAGAACACCTCTTAGATTAACTCCATATATACCATAGAATAGACCTTGAGAAATACTTGACTTACCACTACCATTTGAGAGTTGGTCATCCTGAGTCCTATTCTCACCTATGATAGCTATTGATTCGTTGACGAAATCGTATTTTAACGAAGAAAAAGGACCAAAATTTCTTAATATTAATCTTCTCGGTTGCATAACGATTGTTTTACTTGTTCTCTAATTTCATTGAATAATTCAGCATCTTGGAGTAATTCATCTCTAACAGAATCCATACCTTGACCCAAACGATAATCATCTCCATAATAGAACCAAGAACCCTTTTTCTGACAGATTCCATTTTTAACGGCTATCTCTACTACTTCTTGAACGATATCAAATCCAACACCGAATCGCAACATCACTTCACAACTTCTAAATGGAGGAGCAATTTTATTCTTCGTTATTTTAATCTTAGTTTTGTTTGCTACCGCAACATCACCATTTTTATCTGTACCAATTCTTGCAAATTCTGCTCTTTGTGTAGCATAAAACTTAAGTGCTTTACCTCCTGGAGTCATTGTAGTTGCTCCTCCGAATCCAAAACCTCCACCGACTTTATCTCGCAATTGATTGATACAGAATAGGATGTTATTATTCTTCTTACAAATATTCTTCAATATACTTAATTGAGTTGATAGTAGACGAGCAACAAGAGCAACCTTTTGTTCACCTGATTCACCTTGTAGAGTTGCTTGAGGTACAAGTCCTGCCACTGAATCAAGAACAACTAATCCAATCTCAGGACATTCTAACATCTCCCTTATGATTTCCATTGCTTCTTCTGCTGAATTAGGTTGAGATAAAATCCAATTATCTTCACTTAAATCTGCGCCTATTTTCTTTACATAATCCAAATCTAACGACTGTTCAACGTCTACATAACCAACTGCCTTTCCTAAATTTTTTTGGATAGAAGCACAAAGATGTAAAGCAGATGACGTCTTCCCGGACCCCTCATTTCCGTAACATTCGTGAATTCGACCTAATGCCCATCCTCCTCCTAATATATCATCTAATGCGAAAGAACCTGATGAAACAGTTTGCACTTCTACATTAGAACCTACTATTGCTTCTTTACCGAATCGTTTTGTTATTCGTCCAGATAAATCGTCTAATCTTCCCATAATTATAATGCTTTTTCTAAAATTTCTACTCCTTCGTTATAATTGTAATCATTCTCATTACAAAAAGTCTTGAATCGTTCAACTATATCATTAGATGATAATGCTTTCACTTCTTCAGATGTTTCTATATCAAGTATTTCAACTTCATCAAGTTTTGTTTTTACATCTATACCTAATTCTTGATAGGTTTTCTTATCAATAGAGGAAAGTTCATCTTTATTTCCTTTGAATTCGACCCTTAGAAGATTATCAGGATTCTCATCTTTAAACATCTTGACAATCTTATCTACCTGTTTGAGAGTTGTTGAATTTAAATCAATAGTGATTTTTCTGAATTTCTTTCCTTCAGATGGAATCAAGTCGTAAGTCAAATCATCATAAAGGACCCAGAATCCCTTGTTTTCATCTTCACCAAAATTATTCTGAGTCAATGAACCAAGATGAACGAACGTTTCGCTGACCTCTTGGTAATCATGGAAATGACCTTGAAATGTCATATCGAATTTTTTAAACATCTTTAAATTCAATTTATTCTCAGTCACATGTCCAAGATTTCTACTTCCTGTTATAGCAATATGTCCCAGACAAACAAGTTTATCATCACCTTTCTTTTCATCTTGAATACATTCAACAAGTTCATCGAATCTTTCTATCCAGATATCTTCATCGTAATAAGCTATACAACCGAATAAGAACTTTCTTATTCTAACAATATCTATATCATCAATAAGTCTAAAGTTAGGATGATGTTTAAATGGTTTCAAAAATGAATCTGAACTTGTGTAATCAGATGAGTCATGATTTCCTCTGATACAAATCAATTCTATCCCTGCTTTATCATAAGCATCGAGTATATTATCCCAAGTAGAAAGTACAATTTGTTTCTGACTAACTCTTGAATCAAATACATCTCCAAGACAAAAACATTGTTTTATTTTATTGTCTTTACAAATCTTAATACCTTGATTTATCAACAAGTTTTTGATTTCTTGACAATTAGATTCTTTTAAATGAATGTCTGTAAAAATAATTGTAATTGGAATATTATCCATATATTTCTTTCTTTAAAAATTCAACCAATTCTTCTCGGTCATAACGCTGTGACTTTTAATGCATTATCAAGATTTTTCAAAACATTATCTTTCTCTACTTCCTTGTCAAAATAGAAGCTTTCCCAAACATTAGATATCTTTATTGATACTCTAAACTTCTTGGTTGACTGTGAGTAACCCTCGTCATTATATCTGCTGATAGAAGCAATCTTTATTCTCTTATTATTTATCTGTACAAACATAATCTTACCAAATTATATACGTTCCACTTAATCCCACAAACACATCGAATTCTTTATTGACTAATCCATATCCAGCACTAATCGAAATACCTGCACCAAAACGAGATTTCTTCTTAGGTTTTGTCCAAATCGTTACATCTTGTATCTTTCCTGGAAGATTAGATGTAATTTCAAACCTATTATCGTTTCCTACTTGTTGATGTGACAATAGGAACTTGTTTGAGATATTGAAATCAAGTTTATACTTTGCTAAATGATTAGCCCAGACTTTCAAATCGTAACCAACAGTATCAGACTGTATATTGAATCGATATAACGAATCATTCTTTTGCAACTTGTCGACTTGTTGCTCAAGACCTTCGTATTTATACTTCCATTCAAATTCAATTGCCTCGACAAGTGACTCTTTTTCTTTCAATTTGTTGTAGAGTTCCTTATTTTCTTTCTTGAGCTTTGAAAATTCTGTAGAAGGATATAATTTAATGTAAGTGTTTAAAGAATCGGTATAAAACTCAATATCTTTTGTAAGAGATTCAACTTTCTTCTGATACTTGTAATTTTTGTAACAAACAATCAATGAGCTTAATATTACAATTGTTACAACTATATTGATAAGTTTATAATTCTTCATACGAAAGCGAATTATGGGAGAGATTTCTCCCTCCCTTTATTTTATCATTTTCTTTTTGTTCTGTTACGTAAGGCTTGAAGTTTCGAAGAGACACTTGACTTTGAAGAAATTTTCGTAGTCTTAGATTCGTCGATAGGTGCAGGCTCATCGTCTTCTTGAGGTTCATCATCAGAAGGATAATCATCGTCAGATGGTTCTTCTCTATAATCATCAAAAGGCAACATTTTACCTTCTTTCATTAAATCATACCATTTACGGAGCTCTGTAACTGAAAGGTCAGATGGCAATTCTTCTGTATCTTCATACTCTCTTTCGATATATTCCTTCAATTCAAGTTTCATCTTGATTAGAGGGGGATATGTTGAAGTTGATTCTTCTTTTTTCTTAGTTCTCGTAGGTTCTGGTTTAGATTTCACTGACTGTTCCTTCTTTGTAGGGATTTGAGCAGCTTCTTTCACTTCATCGTCTTCAGGTACAAGTTTTTCAATTTCTTCAAGTTCATCCAAGAATTGGTCGTTCTGGAAAATTCCGAATTTGTATTGCTCATCAATTCTTTCAAGACCTTCAATCTGAAGATTCCAATCCTTGCGTGAAAATACATCTACATACATATCTTCAAGTTTAGGAAGTTCTTCAAGACTTTCAAGTACTTCATCTGACACAATATTCTTTTCAAAGAATTCATCCCAATTTTCGCCAACTTTAGGTAAGTCACAAGAAAGTGCGAATTCAAGTTTATTCTTATCGTTAAGGCTTGTGTTTACAATCAAAGGATAACCTTTCTCATAATCTGAGAAAATATCGATACTGAGGACATCATCATCGCATCTTTCAATTGAAATCTTCTTCAATTCTTTCCACCACTGTGGACGTATATCGAATCTGTGAATTTCATTTTCAGCATACACATAACAAACATAATTCAATTGAGCAGAAATACCCCACACCCATTGTTTCTGTTTATTACGATAACCATTGATTGGTGCCAAGAACTTCTTTCTTTCATCTGCATCCTGGATTTCACTTGCTAATTCGTACACATAATCAATATATGTAAGAACAGCATCTTTGCCACCCATTCTTTCACTATGGACATCAGAAGTGAAAATATCTTTCATCTTAACTTCTTTTTTACCAGTGTCTTCACCATTACTGTTGTAAACAGGACACTCAACAGGAAGTTTGACTGTCTTACGCGGAATATAAGGTCTACCTGTCTTAGAAGGTAAGACTCTCAGGACATAACGTCCTTCTTTTGCTACAGAAAAGAAACTTGCTCTTCCACCTTGACCACTAAACATAGGGTTTTTCATTGTGTCTTGAGCTTTCTTCAAATTACTATCGATATCTTCGACACTTACCTGCTTTTTGTATTTATTTCTATCAATCATGATACTTAATTATTTAATATGTTTATTTAATTTGTTAACTATCTCATTACCAATCTCTTTATATTGCTTAACATACTCTTCAAATTCCATCCATTCTTTTTCACTTTCAAATATCTCATAATCAATTACTTTCTTAACTAATAATTCAAGAGTGAGTCCGTATGCAACTGGAGTATTCACCTCAACATTTTCTTTACCTGCACGATTACCATAAGTAATTTTTATCAAGTCCCAACAAAATGGAGCATGTAGACATTGTTCAATATAGAACTTTTCAGTCAATTTAATTTTCATAATTTACAAACTTGGTTTTCTTATCATATATGTATTTACTTTACCTTCTACCAATTCTTGAACAAATTCATTAGGGGTGACTTTCGGCAAGATATTATTCAGCTTTTTATCTTTGGAACTGATTGCCCAAAATAATGTATCAAGCTTATCTCTCTTACATTCAAGTTCAATCAATTCAAGTTGCAGATTTTGATATTCAACATCTAATTGAATAATCTCATCGAGACCTTTTTCTGTCAATTTAAATGATTCACCATCAACTCTTACTCTACCTTCATTCGTTGCAGCTTCTCTTCTGTATTTTCTTTTTAATTCTGAAACATATACATCACAATTCAATTTAGCCTCTTTAGCCTCTTTCTCACAATTCGCTTTCCACATTCCTACTTTATTCAATAATGCTGAAATCGTTGTTGCTTCACCGTATAAATTAGAATAATCAATCTTAGTTATATCATCCAAAAAAATCTCTTCATCACCTTCTGTCTCAATCAAAACTATCGTCTTATCTCCTTGTTCAAGTATTATTTTCATATCTTCAATTCTTTAACATTGGTAAAATTACTGTTTATTCTCGTTTTATCCAACTTATCACATCCTTAATGTGTACTTCATTAGATGAAAGAATGAACCTATGATAAAACAGTAAATGAAGTATTTAAATTAGTCATAAGACAGTATTCTTCTTTCCATTTATCCCATTGAATGTAACCATCAACAAGAAGAAGGTTCCCTTTACTGGATTGTAGGAATTCTTCATATTCAGAATATAATTCTGAAAAGACAATCACATTGATGAATTCATAGTTACTTTCTAATGTAAGAATGCAGAACTTGCCTTTCTTCGATTTCCTCTCAACAATATCAAGAACATAACCGCCAATAATTGCACAGATATCGTGATTGTCACCTTCGAGATACTTGACTTGTCTCACATCATAATAGACAGCTTCATAGAATTGTTCATGATATCTATTAATAAGTTCTTCATAATCGAATGTAGCAAAACCTGACAACTTTTTCTGTTGTAATGTCCACCACCAATCTTCTTTCTCTTTACGTGCTTTGATTATACTTGTCAATAAGTCCTTATCTTCAAGTACTTTAACCCTCTTGTTTTCCCTATAGGATTCAATCAGTCTCAACCTCTCTGCAGGATGTTCTATCCTTTCGAGTTTATCAAATGCACCACTATAAATGAGATTTTCAATCACAGATTTATTGACTGGTGAATTCTTTATTATACATCTATCAATAAATTCATCCAACGAGAAGAATTCGCCGTTTTTCTCTCTTTCTTCTGCAATGAATTGTTGAGCTTTCTCACCACATTGTTTCACTGAATTCAATGCCCAATACATACTGTTTGTCTTGATATCTGAAACAATATTGATACCAGACTTATTTATATCTACTGGTCGGATTTCGATTTCTCCTGACTCTTGAATTTCATTGATATAATATGGATAATCTTTCAGTTCAGCATAACTAAATGTTACAGACCAAAACTCGATAGGATAATGTACTTTGAGCCATATACAATTATAACCGTTTCTTGAATAAGCAATTGCATGAGAATTACAAGTAACAATACCTTTATCTGTAACAAAATTATGTTCCGGATGGTCTATTTCAACATCATAAACATTTTCAATGCAATCTGGTTCAATAGACACAATTTTCTGCAATGAGCTAAATAATCCTTTTTCACCTATTTTATTACGATTGTGATTTCTATAATGTTCTTTCTTATGACATGAAGGACAAATTAAACTTAAATTATCAAGTTCATTATTCCCATGGTCACCGTCAAGATGATGAACTTCTAATCTATCACATTCTTTTCCACATATCTGACATTTAGTTATATTTTCACGAAGATAATTTTGATTATCTCTAAACTTAGTATAGGAAGTTTCTTTCTTTTGAAATCCTTCTTTACCTTTTTCTGAATTTAATTCGTAATGATAACGAGTACCTTCAACTCTATTATTTATTTTTCCTTTATCAGTAAAATTAAAGAAACAATCTTCTTGAATATAACCTTCTTTAAAATAAAGAGAATCTTCATTTACAATCAAATCTCTTAGTAAAACTTTTCCTCTTTGTGTAGGAAATTTGTGATTGTCAGTAGTAGAAATAGTTGCACCATTTTCTAATGTTATCTTGTAAGTCTGACGAGTACCTGCAAAAGTTATATCTTTGATTCTTGTAAGTCTAATCCTCTTATCTTTATCAAGAACCCAAACTGAACCATATCCTTTATTCTTATATTTAGAATGAAGTTCTTTATGTCCAGTTGCAATAGCATAACTCTTATCGGTTTTGATTAAATACATTTCTTCAATAGTAGGTTTGAAAGTTGTATTATTACTATGTCTATAAAACCTTTCTCTTCCACTAATACATTTATTAAACGAATATTTACCAAACTCTTCCATCTGTTTCCAGAGGTCTCTTGCATATTCTTCAGTTACACCTTTATCACCAAACTTCTTTACGTATCCTTCAACGAACTTATCACCGAATGTTTTGATTTTTTGTAATAATTTTTTACCAATACATTTTCGTACACTATCAGTGGTTTCTAAGTCAAAATCAGCAAGTTCCTGACAAAGTCTCATAATATCTTCTTGGTATACAAGAAAATTTTTTGACTTAGATAAAACCTTTTCACCACCTATAGGAGCTTCGTGTTCAATTTCACCTCTCTTAGCTAAAACAAACTCGTTATGAATATTATTCTCAATCGGTCCTGGACGATAAAGTGCTGCACAGATACCCATCTCATCAAGACTCTCAGGTTGCATCTGTACACAATAAGACGATAATCCTTTTGCACCGAAATGAAAAACGTCATTCAAAAATCCCTTCTTGATATATTCAAAAACCATAGGGTCGTCCAACGGAATATCTTTATAGAGGTCTAACTTGATTCCATGATTCTGCTCTATCAGCTTTAGCATATCAGCTAACTTATCAAGTTGAGCAATTCCAAGGATATCTTCTTTAAGAAAACCGGTTTCCTCTATTTCACTACCTTCCCATTCGGTTACACTGAGTCCTTTCTGTTCTTTGATTGGTACCCATTGAGCTGATATCTTTTCATCAGGAAATATCACAGTACCACATGCATGTATCGAAGCAGCTTTAGGTGTATTGAGACAAATCATCATGTCGTTTATAAGTTCGGTATGAGATTTCACGAATTCTCTCAATTCAGTATCTTTACATATTGATACGAAAAAATCCTCAACACTTTTCATACCTTCTTCGTCCCGAAGTTTAGCTGTGATTCTTCTCACTATCTGGATAGGTACACCTTCATATCTTGCTAAATCTGTAATTGCTGCTTTGAGCTGCATTGTAGTATATGTTCCAAGAGATACAACTTGAGATGCTCCGAATCTTTGTTCCATATACTCTTTAACACGAGGCCGTTCTCGACCACAAAAATCCGTATCTATATCTGGCAACGAACCGAGACTGGTTTCTTCACAGATTTCTTTCTTAATTGTTTTAATCGTTATCATAATCAACTAATTTATCTCCTTCTTGCAATTCACCAGCTTTAATTATCATTTTCTCATCACCTCTAAATATCCGCACAAAATCTGAACTCTTGATTGTTATAGGTTTGCCATCATTTTCATTTATGATGACCTCCTCAACTTTATCATGACGTATCAGACGACCCGTTGTCAAGAATCTTTCGAACAACAAATCATAATCAAGAGGATTGACAAAATTAAGCCCTAATAAATAAGAAACGAGACTCCCACACCCGCTTCCCCTTCCCGCTCCAGTTAAGATATCATTCTTTCTACACCAAGAGGTAATATCGCGTAGAGTCAAGAAATAATCAACAACATCTCCATCTTCGATTACTTTCATTTCTCTTTCAAGTCTCTCACCTATGACATCATTACTATACTTCTCAAATATCTCAGGATGCTCCTCCAGACCTTTGAAGATAAGGTCTTCGAACATTTCTACATTACTATCGTATTGTTGAGCTTCTTCATCTGTCATACGATAGACAGGCATGTGTCTTACTTGAGTCTCAATGACGAAGTTACATTCAAATGAAATTTCCTCAAGATTACTTATTGCATTTTCAAATGTTTCATAGAATTTCTCGTCATCAGAAAACAGATAACTCAATTCTTCAAAATACTCTTGATAATTCTTGAAGTATTGATTGTGACTTTCGTGCGTCGGTACTTTACCGAGTTTGTTCAACTTATCTTTGATAGGACTCCATTCCTTCTCAATATAATAAGCATCACACATTGCAACTGGTTTTAAATCGCTTTTAAAGAATTTCTTCAAATTATCGAGATATTCTCTATCACGATTGTTTTTCTCATATATAACTGTATCTAACTGGTAATAGGAAGTTAATTCTTGGAGATTCTTTGGAATATCTTTATAAGCAATTGTTTTTGGGTCCCAAATGAAAACCAATCCATCACAATATTCCTCTAATTCTTCTTCAGAGACGAATGATGAATCTTCAGTATTCATAATTTCATTCAACTTCAACAAATTAGACCAACCAACATTATTCTTTACAAATGCCTTTACAGTATATTTAAGGTCCTTCTGTTCATTTAGGATTTTGATTTCCAATCCTTGTATTGCACGAAGACCAGCTTTCTGACATGCATTCTGGAATTTCATGGCTGCAGCAAGTGTACCTTTTTCACACAAACCAAGACTTGTGATACCAAGGAATTTCGCTTTCTTACACCATTCGTCGTATAATCCTACACCATTCATCAATTCGAATGGTCCGTGTATACCTATATAAGTTGAGATTCTGAAAAGTTCATCGTCTAATTTAGCTTTTCCAATCCATTTCACTCTTTCAAGTTTGACATTCTTTTCTTTTCCTTTTTCAAGTGAATACCAAATACTTCCGAATCTGAAAATATAATAGTCACAGTCTGTCAAATCGCATGCCCAATGAAATTCTTCGTCAAAAAGAATACCCTTCTCATCATCATCCCATTTAATAGGTTCAAACAATTCGTAGGTCTTATCATTGATTTTTAAAACAAAATCACCTAATTCTTCATACGAAATAAAATTATCATCGAGATATTGTAATAAATCTATATATAGTTCATTCATAACAATATTCTGTTAAAAAGAAAAGGCTGAGATAGATTTCTCGTACCTCAACCTTTTCATAAAAATATTCAGAAAGAAGGGTTTACTTATTCAACAACATCAAAGAACTTCTCACATACATGTTTTACTACAGTGTAATATGTTGAAAGTTCCTTTGAAATCTGATAGAAAGAACGACCGTCATTCTTCAAAAGTTCATCGTAAATCTTTGAAGAAATATCACTCATCTTTTCAGGTTTTTCACCTTTCGGTTTTACATTCAATTTAACTTTCGGTTCTCTTGGTGCTTTCGGAGCTTTTTCTTTAGGTTCTTTCTTGGCTTTCGGAGCTTTTTTAGCAACTTTCTTTTCTTCCTTTTTAGCTTCTTTACGCTTCTTCTCATCTTCAGGACGAGGTTCTTCAGCATCTTCTTCAACTGTTGCTGCATGTTCAGCAACCATCTGCTCTTCAGCAGCAATATCTTCATCAGAAGCAATCATTTCAGGGTCTGTATAAGTTGAAATTCCAGCTTCTTTCTGTTCAATCAACTTTGCAAGTTCTTCTTTTGAATACTTTGCGTAATTAGGAATACCAAGCTCATTTGCTTTTTTACGAAGTACCAGTAACGATTCTTTAACTGTTCCCATAATAGATTAATTTTAAATGTTTTGTATTAATGTTCTTTTGACACTGTGAAGATACGACCTTTTGAAAGATGTAGCAACACTTGGTCGAATTTATTTCTCAGAAAAGATTACCTTTTTCAATTGTTCGAGTCTCTCTTCAACACTTCCAGTAATTGTAATATAAGGAATGTCATAATTCTTCAAAAATTGTTGTATCTTCATGTCGACATCCTTCTGGAACTGTTCATCTACTGACCTTACTCCATCTTCAACAAGAGGAAATTCAATAGGGAAATAAACAATCAATGAAAGTTCATACTTACGACGAACAACTTCTTTTCTTTCACGAAAATCTTCGTTACTGAGTTTATTGTAATCTTCATCTTTAGGATTACATGTATCAAACAATCTTGAAGTGTAAGCTGCAACATCAACAATACATCTATCACTTACTGAAGGATTATCAAACATCTTATCGAGAATTTCGTTATAAACATCAAAAATCTTCTTCTGTGATTCAGAATTACCATTTTCATTGATTACAACTTCTTCTCTTTCTAACATCTGACGTACAACTTCTGAATAGAAGTTCCACCCTTTGAACATCTCGTCATTCTTAACGGCTTCAAACAGTGTCGTCTTACCAGTGCCTTGGGCACCACAAAAACTGATTCTTCTGTGATTAATCATCGATTGTCTCCTTCGCCGTTAATAACATTCCTTTGTTTTCTTGATGCAAGTTTCTCATTATTCTGGATAGCAATCTCTTCAATATCCAATCCAAGACTGTCAGCCAATCCATTGAGATACTTCCAAATGTTCTTCCAAGCACTCAGAACAGCAGTTTTTCTCTTTTCAGGGAAAGTGTTTGTTTCACCATCTTTCCAATCGTCACGCAACCACTTCTTCACCTGTTCAGCAATCTTTCCTATCTCTGAAGGGAGTTTAACTCCAATAGAAGCAGCAGAAAGTTCTGGTTCTTTCTCTGTCCAATTCCAACCTTCTTCAAGCTGAAGGTCTAATTCAACTCGAATACTTGCCAAGTACCATAATTGGTCTCCGATTTCTTTAGAGATTTCTCCAAGTAATTTCTTTTCATCTTCTACACTGTCAACTTGGTCGAGTTTTTCATAAGTTTCACCCAACTCACCACATAATCCTAATACTACATAAGGAATTGCGACTTTCTCATGATAGGCTTTAGTTGTAATAGCCTTGTTTTCATACTCTTTGTAATTCATAATCTTTTATCTTAAATTAATGTTTCTGTTTTCATATATCAATACACTAATGATTGTAATTCAGCAACTGAAACTTTTGAATCAAAAAATTTATTATTTCCACTTAAAATCAATGAGATTGCATTGTGATTATGTAAAGATTCGTTATGAGAAAGTAGAATTTTAAATTCTATTATTCTTTTATCTTTGGAAAATTCTGAATGAAGTAATCTTGCAGCGTCTTCAACGAATTTTACATTTGCACCGTTCATTTCTGCAAAAGCCTGTTCATCTTCTCTCTTACAAAAAACTAAAGTTTCAGTTTTCAAAACATTTTTACAAATGTCATGAATATCTTCAATCCAAACAATATCATCAAACAAAATCGAAGTTCTTGCTACACTTCTTTGAGAATGTGGAATTGCAAAAATATTTCTTTTTTCTGCAGCATGCTTCGAAAGTTCTGTTGAACAAGGACAAGCTGACGAATATACAAAATCAAAATGAATTACTTTATTCACGAAACCTTGTTCGTTAATAGAAACATCAAAACAAGTTTTGTAGTATTGCCATCCTCCGTTTTTATTGCCATTTTTATCTCTTGAGCGTAAACTTTCTAACCATAATCGATAATTAAAGCTAATTAAAATTTGAGCTTCGTAAGAACCAAGGTCTTTTTGATATTGCATTAATATATCTGTTAATTTATCAATATCAAAAACATATTCTCTGTTTTTATAAAAAGTTCTTAAAATTCGAGACATGTTAATACCTTTCTTTTCTCCTTCTAAAGAAACAGTTCCAACAATAGTTGCTTCGACTTCAATTTCTTTCTTATCTCGCGTTTTAATTTTAAGAGGTAATTTAAAACCACTAATTCCTACTTTTTCAATATTTACACCATAAAATTCTCCATTCTGGAGGTCAGGCATTGAATCTAAATATTCCTGAGTAGGAATAAAATTCTCATCATAATATTCTTTTAATTCCATATATTTAAACTCCTCGTTTTGTTCCCCAAATTATAATCTGTAATCTATCTGAATAACGATATCCATGCTCTGCACAATATTCAGCAACCATCTGTCTATTCTGGTCTAATTCATCATTTCGTGAACCGGCGGGCATGAGCGTTATATTCCAAGGATTAATGAATCTTGTATCAAACCATATCTCAGTTCCATTGAATTCTTGAGAATATCTCTTACGAGATTTCTTTTGGATATCGTACAACATCAAATCATGGATTTGTTTTTCGATTTCTTTAAAATCTTCTTTTCTACTAACTACATACTTCAGACTGAAATCCTTTGCGTGTTCAATCATGTTCCATAATGCTTCAATATTGAATCTTTCTACAGCATGTTTCTTCAAAGCTGGACTCCATTTCATTCCAAGTTTCTTGAGCTTCTCATCAGTAGGTTCTGAAGATGATAATTTCGGCGAGATATTAATCAAATCTATTTCTTTCAATATAGACTCATCTACAAGAAGCGTTCCGTTCGTCTCTATAAGAACATCCATACAGTAATCATTAGCTATCTCAATCAAGTCAGCGACAACATCTGGATACAAGAAAGCTTCACCCCCACTTATAGAAAGTGCAGTTGTCATCGGATATTTCTCAATGATATCGACAACTGATTGATAGTTGTATTTACCTTTCTCAGGAGCAAAGCTGGAATAAGCAGTATCACATATACTGTTATCAAAACAACAACGAAGATTGCAGCCAGACAAACGGACAAAAATTGTCGCTTCGCCTGCTGTATTTCCTTCTCCTTCGATAGAATTAAAGACCTCGATAATTGGTCTCTTCTTTTCGTAATCAATATTTCTCATCATTATTTAACTTGCTGTTCTACTTTAGGATTTTCAAACCATTTTGTTTCTGGATTTTTCTTCTGATGTCTTCCATCAAGATACCAATTGAATAATTCTACACTCCACTCACTTGTTACTGATTGTGAACATTCAAATGGTATTTCAAATACACTCGACATCGATACAATATCTTCTCTTTCTGCAGTAGCACTTCCTGTTCTTGTTTCGTAATATTGTACCTTATCAAGAAATATCTTCGATTCATTATTATTCATTTTCGTACAATCGAGAATGCTTTGAATTCCTGACAAAAAGAATAACGATAACATTTCTGCTGACGGATTGAATGGTAGAGAAATCCATCTTTCACTATGCTTTTTGATGAAGTTAATGTATTCTTGATTATCTTTGTCCCAAAAAACTGTACAATGGTCAAACGAATCGATAAATTGTTTGATTGAACCTTTCATCAATCCGAAATCGTAAATCATTCCAGCATTATCTAAAGCACTCGCTTTTAAACTTACTAACACTTTAAATGAATGACCATGCAAATTTTCCCTGCAGTGTCTCGTCGAGCAATTACGCACAATATGCGCCATCTCTCCTTCGAATTCTTTTGTAATAATCATAAAATCTTTCTTTTAGAATTAATGTTTAAAGATACTATATTCACTTCAGTTTTTCGAGTGGAAGGGTATATAGCAATTTGATTTTGAAGTAAATATATGGCACAAAAGAAGAGATTCCATTTTTCAAGATTCTCACTGAATTTTCATTAGGATGATTAGCTTTGATGGTATATTCAATTCCTTCCCAGATTACCGTTTCTCCTGGTTTTAATAGATAAAATTTATCCCAATAAGATATTGATTCTTTTGATTTAGGATTATACTGAAAATTTGGAAGTCCATATTCTTGAATAAATTCTTTTTTCCAGAAAAATTCAAATGCTTCATCTAATTCAAAAATGTTCGGTAGTAAGAATTTCTTTGAAAGGTCTAAAATTTTAAATTTCTTTTTCTCTGCTATATCTTCATTCATCTTTTTGAATTCAGGTCTATCGTAAATAATTGACCTTAACTTACAACTTAAATACTCTAACTGTAGTATTTTTATAAACTCTTCATTAGTTAAACTGCGTGATTTTTCCATATCGAATTTTTGCTTGCAAAACTACAAACTATCTTTCAATATGGAAAGAAAGGGTTACTTAATTGTAACCCTATTATTTCTCCTTGTATATCCCGGTCACTATCCCTTCCTCGTCCGTTATGAATAGGGTCTTGTGCTCCTTTGATGCGAGCCACACGATAACCATCAAAAAAACATATTATTCTCCTTTCTTGTTTATCGATTTGTTTATACTTTCATTTATACATTCAATCCATTTAAGATTAAATTCCCTTTCTTCCGGAGAGTTAGTTTCATTTTCCTTCTTTAGTTGTGCTATCAGTAAGCATATTTCTTTTATGTCCATATTATTCCTCCTTATTTTTAAATTATTCGTTTATTCTTAAGATGACATGTTGCCAACGTACGTCTATACAATATATTTCTATCATAAAATCGCTCTGCATTGTACGATATGCCTTACCCAAGATTCCTCGGGTACTATTTCGTCATTACATTGTACAGTAATATCATTTCGCAATTTGAAGCCTAAATCCGCATAGTCTTTATTAGCGGATTCTTCATCAATCCTGCTTGGAGTAACTTGTCCTCTCGAAACTGCAACCCACAAATTGCAATTAAAATCAGGGCAATATTTCCAAACGAGATTTTCTCGTACTACAAACCATACCTTACTATTCATATCAATTAGTTTTTATTGTTAATTCGTTTTCTTTTGCAAATTCGATAGCCTCTTTTTTGTTGTCAAAATACCGTGAAGAACTGTTATAATACATTCCTGTTCTTGCATTTAGAATATTGACTTGATAACAAGTATTTCCATACATTGTAACTTTCACTATTTCCGCAATATCTTTCATTATATTATCTCCTTTTGTTTTACACTGTAAAGATACACCTTTGGACCACGCGGTCCAACAGTTAGACTAAATTATTTGTGTAAAAATTTATAGGCTCCATAATCTCATCCAACGCTTCAAGTAATTCTTCTTGAGATGCATCACCTGGGTCTTTCTTTTTATCTTTCAAACAAGCAATCCCGATATTAAAATACTTCTGTAGAGTCAAAGCTGTAGATTTTATCATTTCAGGTTTATCAGGGTCATAAAGCAATATAATATTCCTGACACTTCTTTTCAGTCTTAACAATTTTATCTGCTCTGTACCCATATTGTTACCAAATGTGAAGATACATTTTATCTCATCTGATTCGTAGAGGTGAAGTTTATCATCTACAGATATATAATCGAATAGACCTTCAACTATTATAATGGTATCAGTTGTGTCTGTAATATTATCGTATCCTCCTAACACTCTTGAAAATCCATCTGTAGAGTTTTCATATCGGAGAACGAGTTTTTCTTTACCTTCTTTGAATGCTTTAAGGTTCTTTTCGTGCCATTCTTTACTTTTCTTTGAACGTGCCAACCAAGCTGTCGTCTTTCCGTTCATTGTAAATTGAAATATGATTTTGTCGCGTAATTTCTTATCAAGAAAGAAGTTTGTGATTGCTGGCTTGAATTCTTTATAGTATCTTTTGTTGAATCCTCGATTGTTCAAGTATTCATCTTCTTTAAGATATTCTAACTTTCGAGGAAGTTTACATTCAGTTAATTCTATAGGATTTTCATTTCCCTCATCTTTTTCTTTTATAAGAGGAGTCAACTTCGAGATTTTTACGCTATTTTCATAGTTTATTTTCGCTAAATCTAATCTATTTATTTTTTCAAGGAAATTCTTCAGATTAGTCTTATGACCGCATTTAAAACAAAAAAATACTCCATTATTACCTGCATCATTAAAATGAATTCCCCATTTTTTACCACCTTTCCCACAAAAAGGACATACTTCATCCTTATTAGTCAACCAACCTGCAGAACCGTTCAGAGTCAATGAAAGTTCTGATATTAATTCATCTTTATCAACTCTGAACATCACCAATTTATTTTAATTAATCTGGCTCCCCAACCTTTACCTGTTGCTCCGTCACATCCAATTACATTCCAGCTAAGTTGTCTCTTTTCATTCACACACAAGCGATGTGGTCGAATTACTTTTCCATAACTACCAAAAAGAAAATCACCTGTCAAAATTTCTCCATTTTCTTTATAAGCTGTTGTATTATCTCTTGTAGGGTCATAATATATCTTGTGTCCTTGATATTCTATGCAATCCATTTCAACTTCTTTATTTACCCACTCGTAAATTCTTTTTGTTCTTTTGGTCGGTTTACCATTTCTCATTACAGGAACATCAATCCATTTAATTTCTTTAATTGTAATAGTTTTCATATCTTTCTGTTTTAATCGTTTAATATCTCCTTTTGTTTTACACTGTAAAGATACACCTTTGGACCACGCGGTCCAACAATTTTCAATTAAATTTTTCGAGCTTTATGTAATTTTTCTTTTTCAGGCTTTGATTCTGATTTTTTAGTTTTCTTAGGTGTATTGTTGAATAAATCGATTGTCCTACTTCTGCTATAGAATCGTCCTTTATCGTAATTCGTTGCAATAGGTAATATTTCATGAGACTCTTTATAATCACGTAATTTATCAATATATATACGCATTAATTCTTGTCTTTTTTCTTCTCTTGTCTGATTACCAGTAAATACAAATGAAAACGGTTTTACAAGAGTCTTATCACCTTCTGTATAACTTCTATCAATAACTTTATCAACGTTATCCCATATCTCTATAGGGACGTTACTTGCTTGAGTCGCAGTAAATCCTACCATCTTGAATTCTACACATATATTCTTGAATAATTGGGCACAAGTTTGCAACTTGTCTTTCTTAAATGAAGGATTATTGTCAATAGTCTTGTTTATTCCTGTAGCAACAAGGTCTAATGAATCAAGAATAAGTACTCTTGGGAAATATTGATGTTCTTTATGATAATCAAGAATCAAGTTCCTTATATCTACCATCGTCGCTTCACCAAACTTTTCAAATCCATAGACGTCAATATCTTGACCAAACTCTTTCATAGCTTTCCATGTCTGTTGAATCTTATTCTGGTCTTCAGTCTTGAGATATCCTTGTCTTATATCATTATAGGGTTGATTTGTCCAATATTGGTCGTATCTATCGAGACATGCTTGAATTCCACCTTCAAGCTGTATATGTAAAACAGAATTTCCATCCAAAGCTGCTTGCATTCCGTGATGTCTAAGAACAGTTGATTTTCCGATACCTGACCTCATAATCCATAATACAGTATCTTCAATAGAAGCTCCTCCATAAGACAATTCATCAAGTCTATCAATCCCAAGTGTTATTTTCTCAGAGATATTACTCGAATCAATTGATTCACGTCTTTTTCTCATTCGTAAATCAAATCCATTGAAGACTTGCTGAAAACTACCTCCGTCGTGTCTTAATGATAGAGAAAGTATCCTTTGACTCTCTTCTGCGTTTACCCGTATAGCTTCTTCCTTCTTTCCTTCTTCATAAAGGTCGTGTACTTTTTTAGAAAGTAACTGAAATTCTACATCCTTAATATAAGATTCAAGTTGGTCTATGATTATTTCTTTATCAACTTTTGAAGCACTTTGAATTTCATGAATTGTCTCTTGAACAAAATCATTGTCAATGTATTTTTGAGAAACAGCTCCTAAAGATGGAACTGTTTCTTTATCAGTAAACGTTTCAATAGCTTCTCTCAAGAGATATTTATATCCTGGCCATTCTTTAGGTATCAATTGATATGTCAAGTTTGTACATGCTATCTGAGTCAGTGTAGGGTCAAGATAGATTAACTTGAACAATTCTGCCATAAAGTTGGCACTTAATTTCATCGCCATATTTATACTAAATCTATACTAACTTTAATTTCTTTCTCATCTTCTCGCAAACTATTAATTGCTAAAAATGATGCCATACAAATATCGTCATGTCCTGATGCAGCTTCAAGTTTTCCATTATCACTCTTAAATGTAATAGAAGAAAACTCTCCGAACATTATATCAACAGCTTGCTTTGTTTCACCAGGTGCATAAGGACACTTTATTTGTCCTCTCTCAAACATTGCTGAAAGGCTTGGTAAACCAGTGTAAAGGTCTTTCTTATTTCCTTCTGTTGTCGTAAAAGGCTCTATGTTTTTCAACCCTCTTTCTTGTGCTAATCCAGAAAGTATGGACTGGAATCCATTTGCTTCACACCTAATTTTATTCGGTCTGAATAATCTATCGAGTTGAACAATCTTATCTATCTGTTCATTATGAGACATTCCTCTTTGTCTATAATAATAAAGTAGATAATAATTCTTCATTGTATCGATACCCCATACACTATAAACAGTATAGTCAGCACCAATATTACCAGATACAGCAAAGTCAACTCCAATATGTACTCTTACTAATTTAAAAGGATAATCGTCTATTGAAGTTGCGAATCTTACATTCTCCATTCCAACGATACTTCTCATTAGATATTCATATGGAAATATTGTCGAAGAGTCACTAATAGGTACTACTAAATACTCACGATTGAATACAATTGTTCCAAGTTCTTCTTTCTTCATCAAAATTTGGTCAAATGTATATCGGTCTGGAGCAAGTGGTCTTCCATCAGGAAATATAATCGGATATTCAAAACAATAGAAACGCTTATCAGCTTTTAACACTTGATATAACTCATTAGGTGCAGAAGAATAAGGAGTTCCACAAACTAAAAAGTAACCGTAAGGCTCAACAATCGGCTCTATAGTACCTTTAATCAATTCCTTCATTTTTTCTCTCTGTTCATCAGAATAAAGAGAACTTTCATCAGGCATATCGTCACAAATTGTCGCACCTACGTGCAAACCACGAATCATTGAATCCTTACCGCGCACGTGAAGAATACTACCAGTTTCTGTTGACATTGCTGTATCACCGATAGATGCTTTATTGTTAGGATTGAGTTTTTCTCTCAGAAGGTCGTTTGTTTCAATTTCTTCTCTTATCTTTGATACTTGTACTTTGGCAAGTGTGAAGTTGTTTGTAATGTAACAAGTCTCTTTTCTATTCGCATTATCTATCGTATCAGGTCTCCATAAAGTTGGTTTGCAATAACTCCATAACCTCCAGAGTATGAATGCATAAGAGAAGAAAAAACTTTTCCCTGAGCTTCTGCTACACAAATAACAACTCCATGGATACAACTGAATTAGATTGCCCCATTCGATATTTCTCCATCCCATTCTAACTTTAGGCAACATAGTCAGTACGAAATAGTTCAACGAAAGAATCTTCAGTGTCGTATCCATTGAGGCTTTGACATTCTCAACATAATTCAAATTTTCAGAATCAAGTGTTCTTCCAAGATACATTGTCCTTTCTGCTTGAATAAGCATTTCATGTAGCATTTTATCTACATCGTTTTCATATCCTTCAAGAAGTTGGTTCAACGCTTTACCTGGAAGATTTTCTATTATCTTATCAACATTCTGACATAAATGATTAAATTGATTGCCAGATAATAAGTCTTTACCATCTAATGTTAGCATAATTGAAAACTTTCTCTATATCTTTCTTCTTTCTGTTCAACATTTGATTGTTGACCTTCACCTCTCAATTTCTTGACATACGAAATAAACAATTGAGCATTTGCTTTTGTATCATTCAATGCTCTATGTGCATCTACGAGGTCAATGCCAGCTAATTGACAACATGTCCCAAGTTGATAATTCATTTGTTCCAAAGCTGCCATATGAGCAATTTGCATTGTATCAATATAATACTTTACATAATTGTCTATATCATCCTTCATATAGGCAAAAAAATTCTTCATAAAAGGGTTATCGAACCCTACGATATTATGTCCTGCAAGTGTACATAATTGTCTTGGATTCTTATATTTAGTAAACCATTGTTTACATGTCTTATAGATGTCTTTCAATGGAACAGAATTCTCATCCTGAATTTCTTTTGTTATACCGTGAGTTTCGAGTGCTTGTTGTGAATATACAAGGTCTTCTTTATATCCGTATGGAAAAATCAAATCTACCTCATCAATTATTTCAAGTTTGTTCATATCGACACAAACCATTGCAAGTTCAACTAATGGTGCATTATCAAATGCGATACACTTACTATTCCATAGATTACCAGTCTCGAAATCATATACAATCACGTAATTCGACGAAGTTTTCATAATTATTCAATATTAATAACATTAGGGTCTGAAGTTACAACATTGTACATTTTAATCGTACAATGTTTTCTTGGTACTAATTCTATTGATATATCACCAAGATAAGCAGGTAATTTTCTTCTTATAATATAGAAGGTTACATCATTACGATTGAATTTCTTTCCATTCTCTTTTTCGAAATTTTCATTCAACCATACAAGTATTCCTCCTGCATTTACATTTTCTAATAAAATCCTCTTTTCCATATCATCTCATTAATAACAATCTTTCGTAATCAATATCTCTATCTTCTTCATTCTTATATATGATATAGAGATTCTTTATAGGGTTATCCTTGAATGAAGCTGTTTCGTCTTCAAGTTTGTTTATAATTATTACAGGTTCACCATTTTCATTGAAATCTTTTTGAAATGTAATTATAAAAAATTTCAAGATACTCAGATTATTTCCGAGTACAATATTTCTCTTTTTGAAATTTTCATTGAAACCATCCCAATTCAACGCTTCATCGTAGAGTTCTTGTATTATTGTTTTTGAAGAAGGATTCTTAAGATATTCACCAATCTTATTAGCCATTCTCTTTATACCTACATTCTCAAGGACTATCTTACATAATTCAATCACTTCTTTATCTGTACTCATCTTTCTCTTTCTTTAAAAGTTTTTCAATCAACTTTTCAGGAATTTGTCTTTGCAACTTATTCTTATCACCAAAATCATAGATATAATGACAATCTTTGCATGCTAATACAATATTTTCTTCATCACATCTCAATGCTGGATGTGCACCTCTCGAAAGAATATGACTGAAATAAATCGCTTTAGGTTCTGAGCCAAGATATTTACCACAATGAAAACAGTAATGAGGACGATTTGACCATATCTTCTCAAAAACATCATTCAAATCATTCTTTCTCGTCTCGAGTGTTTTCCTGTTTAATTTTTCCTGTTTTTTCTTGTTATAACAATCTTTACACAACCATTTGTTTCTATCGTATATCAGATGGTTTTCATTACAAGAAACACACGGTCTAACTTCTTCTCTTATCTTTTTATAATATGTCATGGCATTTATTTACAAGTCTACAAAAATTGTATTCTTGATGGTGTCCCCACTACACCTCTATCGGCTATTTGCCAAAGGCGTTCACCGACTACTTTTCTTAAAATTCCTATCGCTCCGTTTAGGTCAGCGTTTATCAGTTTGCCCGATGCGCTACGGAATAGACCTCTCTTTATGCGCTTTCCCATATAGTTCTCGTGGTGGCACATGGCTTCGTTGGAATAGTGGTCGGTCTTGGAAGTATAGCTCTCTTCCGTGACTATAACCTTAATCCCGACTTCCTCGCACTTGTACTGTATCATGGAGATTAACTTCTCAAAGGGAATACTCACAAAGTTCTGATTGTTCACCTTTCCCATATTACAGTTCTGCTTCCAATCCTTGTTGTTTCCTATCACAATATTCCCAATGTGGTTATCCTTGCAATAGTTGACTATGAATCTTGAAGCTTTGTGCATATAGTCGTGTACTTTACAGTTTCTCTTTAGAGTTAACCGCCCGATACGTATGCTCATTCCCCGACCACTTATCAAGCTCATAAGGAAAGCTCTACGCTTATTAAAGAATTGGTTCATGGACTTTAGCGGTCTGCCGTTAATGACAAAACAACGGTTGTGTTGTGGGTCAAATGATGTGGCGAGATTGTCAAGTCCTAAGTCAATACTTAAATAAGCCGTATCGTCCAATTCGGTGGCTTCTTCTTTCTCTTTTTCATAAACTACTTCTATTATGTGGCAACTGCACTGTGGGATTATCCTCACTTGGCACAAGTTATCTACTTTGGTTCTTATTGGTTCTATCCCGGCACGTTTCGGGAAATGGATATATCCGTCCTTCAATTTACACTGCTGGTTGGTAAATACCACAATGTTGCGTCCTCTCGTTTTATGCTTGTACTTGGGAAGTTTGGGACGGGCTTTCAGTTTGTCCTTCACCTTGCAGAGTTTGAAGAATCCCTTCCAATTCTTGAAAAGTATCTTTATAATCTGTTGGCTCGTCTGTGAAGGTAAGGCTATATAGTCCGCTTGTTTATCTTTAGCGAGCATGGTGGTAACTTCATATTCGGACAAAAACTTCTTGTTCTGCGTAAACTCTTGTCTAATAAGATAGTTTACGTAGTTGTACAAGTTCTTGGATAGGAAGCAAAGTTCATCCAACCGCTTGTTGCCTATTGCTATATGTCGTTCTACTCGCTGCATCTACAAAGGTAAACATTTAAGTGTCAAGTCCTATATAATTGCCATTCTAATACCTTTTCACATGATTCTTTATATCTACATCCAGAACACCTTATCTTGTGATACAATATTCCGTTGAATTCTCCACAATGAATAAAACCTCTCGGTGTATTCCAGTATTTTTTTCGTTGTTCGTTCAGATACCTCTCTGAATAGAGATGAACTTTATTTTGTAGAGGGTTTTCAAGTCTTCTTACACGTTGGAATTTTGACACGAGGAACATCTTTTCTTCAGTTCTTTCATTCCATCGTTTTATAGCGTTTATACTTATACATTTCAATAACGTTACGGAATACCTATTTGAATATCTATTCATAGATAAAACAAGTTGAAACAATAAATACTTCCATATTTCATCTACAGAATCAATCTTTGAGTTTTCAAAAAACCGTTTTATCGCATTCACATTCCTTGAAGTCATCTTCACATGATAATACGGCGAATAAACCTTCTGCATCAAATACTCGAATATTTCTACAAATTCTTCTGTCATAAAAAGTTGGTATCTTATTGATGTAAGAGAAAGGACGAATTTTCGTCCTTTCTCGTGCCTAAAGATACAAAACATTTATTATCAATCCCACGAAATTTCAAGACTTAGTGTCTCTTCTTTATTATGTATTACCGGCTTATAACGAGATTGAGTCGTCAAATCTCGTTCAGCAACGTTATTGTAATCTTCAATAGCTTTCTCTTTGTCAACACTTCTCGATATCCATAGACCAATCATTTGACCAGGTTTCATATTACCGATTGTGACCTTATCTTCTTCTGTAGCATCATACAATTGAGTATTGAATGGTGTACTATATATACTTGGTATTGATTCCATGTATTGAGAACCATCTTCATTCTGATTTAAAAGTGTTGCACCTATCTTACAAGAACAATATGCATCCTCAGGAACAACAAACCATAATTGAACATTCTGAGCAACTTCATTACTCTCATTTTTCAATACAATTGCGCGATACTCTGTCTTAGCATCTTTAACTGTTCTCAAACTCAATTCATCAAACAAATTATCGAATACATCATTAGGTATCTTTGTAGATGATACATAACCTCCCAATGAATTCATTGGTTTAGATTGAGCTGCGAGATATTCTGAACTTACTGTGTAAAACAATTGCAT